CTTGCCAGTCTAGCTGAAGATCTTTCATTTTGCCCACGGTTAGTTTCTTCCTTTTTTTGCTTGAGTTTATTGAAGATAGGGTACGCTCTAGATGCATTGTCATATTATTCTCCAGAGATCATTTCAAATGCTTTGTCCACTGCAAGATCACGTTGACGTTTACGCTTCTGGAAAAAACCAACAACATCACTCATGGTCTCAGAAAAAACATACATTGTGGCAAACCAACAGCCAGAGAATGCAGTAGCTTCAATGATATCTGTAGCACTAGCCATCTGCACTGCTGCCCAAATGCAAGTGACAAACATGCCTATTGAAGTTAACGCAGTCATGATAATCCAACCCATAATAAATCTCCATGTAATGATGTTTAAATTTTAGCATATTTATTAGCGTTGTCAACTGCCGATTAATTTGCCATTTCTTCCCATTCAGCCAACTGCTGATCTAATTCGTAGTGATCTACTAGATAACCTGGAATTATATCACGCACATTTTCAGAAGTTGCATTGTCATATTCATAATGATCGTCTGCTCCTTCTGAATTCCAATATCCTATAAAACACATACCTGACTCTTGGTAGTATGCTTCTAGGAACACACCATCCATGCTATTGCAAAATGTTTCGTATGCTTCGATTGGGGGACTCCATGCGCTGTCAAACCATCCTGTGATGCTTGCCGTACCATCATCATTGTCTGTAAACTCTAACCCCTCTAGGCCTACGTCCCACTTCGTACCCCAGTTATTCACATTCCACTCATAAAAACTATTTGCAAACTGAGGCTGCGGCACCATTGCATTTAGCAAACCGCTTCCAGTAGCAGAAGCATCGTTCCAAAAAGTTTTAATGGTCTCAGTCTGACCCTGGATTGTGATTGAATTATTGCACCAATTAGGCATACTATTACTCCCATAATTTCTGCTGATAAAGTATTATTATACAGGATATGTCAGGGGTTGTCAAGCTGTAAGTTATTGATTTTACATGAGGTTAAAATTAAGCTGTAAGTTATTTTATTAAAATATTATTCCAAATCAATCCTTTCGACTTAATTTTTTGATGTGCATCAGCAATATAGTGTCTATTTAAATCCCACATCTTTTTATAATTGTGATTAGTTACATCTGAAGTTTGTGCTATTAAATCATGAAACTCGTCAATTGGCATTTTGTTAAGTCTTTCAACTTGATCATTTATTTTTAACATACGCTGAAGTGGATCATATTCGTTGTCATAACTTTCGTCCCAAAAATCTCCAAAAGTTTGAAAACCCATTACTCTCATCTTTGCTAAAAACGTAGGCATAGCATATATAAAAAATGGTTGTTTAAAACACATCGCACGAATAGTTTTTTCTGTTAAATGAAATACGTCTTGGGTCACATAGCCGGATGGGGTATGATCATACAGTGTTTCTATAGTTAAACTTACTGAGCTGGAATTAACTGCATTTGCAAAAGAATTTCGTGTATCCTGAATCATAGCAGGAAGTTTAGCTAGTGCGGCAACCATTTCTGGCGGGGTACCCTCGCCTAACGTAGCATCTTTCTTTTCATACATTTCTCCTTTCAGCGTATACGGACTATTATCGCATATTTCTTTTGCATTATTTACAATCCAGCTATCCATCACATCAAAATATTCTTTATTACTTGATATTTGTAACAACTCCCTTACACGTTCAATTACTTCTCTAGTATCGTATTCCTCACCTGTGTAAGTATCAAATTTCCCCCAAGAATAAACTGATTCATTTAGGAGAGCCTTATCTTTTGGCAAAATCTCTCTTCTAATTAAATCAAAGAAAATTAAAGATCTCCACGGGATATTCTTTCTGCAAAAAAAATTAAAACGGTTTTTATAACTACGCAAGTATGCTTGATACTCATTTATAGCATTTACTATTTCCCTATCTCCAGTTTCATAAGTAACACCTAATATTCCTTTTCCTATAAGCATTTGTTCCAATATAAATCTTTCGTATGTGTTTCCAGTCACAATAATTATATCCTCTGGATTTACTCCGAAGTATTGAATTATTTTTATAATTTGCTCTAACAGCTGAGTAGCTGTAATCCCAGTATCATAAGCATTAAAGTAGAATTTTATATTGTAGTTCTGTGCAACAAAGTGGATATCAGACGATACACTATATTTTGCTAGTTCCCACTGAAAATCCGATGGGATAATAAAAGAAGGCCAAATTATATTAATAACTTGATGTTTGTGCTCTTCTAATTGTGCTCGATGAAAAAATACTGAATAGGGTAGATGGTAGTCTCCGATCTGCTCGTAGTTTGTATGGTCCCCAATAAGATCAACAGGCTCCCCTAAATAGCAAAAAGGGGGTTGCAGGTTTCCATTAGCAGTAGTTTTTAGTGGGTCATAAAAAAATATCACAGTAATTATTTATCTGTGGATACTATTAATCCTATAACTTTTTTGGTAATTTAATATCTCTTGTTGATATTGGAAGGATAATTATCCTGTGTGTCTGTACACACGAAAAAATCATGATTATTGAGTTAAAAACTCCTCAATCATGATCATTGGACACTTTGATGCAGCTAATTTTGCTCCAATTTCAAGATCGTTAGTTAGGAATTTTTCCTTCTTTTCCATATTAACAATCTCACCTGAGTCATCGTAAGATACAACATATAGCGATGTCTGAGCGTTTGGGAACTTTTTAACCTGCACGTAGCGATACTGATTGACCATTGTGTATGTTTCCAGGTCCAGTAAACATTTGTTCACTAGTATAAGTAACCCTTATTTATTTGTATTGTTTATTATTATTGTTTGATAGGTGTCTTTTGGGTCACACTGCAAAACTTTCACCGCACCCACATTCACCAGTAGAGTTTGGATTAGTGAAACTTAATCCACTGTTCAATCCTTCAGTCTTAAATTCTAGATTTGTGCCATCAAGGTATAACAGACTTTTAGGATCAACGAATACTTTTATGCCATGTTCATTAAATACGGAATCAGTATCGTCTGGAATATCAACAAATTCCACAATGTACATATAACCAGAGCAACCACTTGTTTTTGTAGCAAGACGAATTCCTTCACCTTTGCCTCGAGCCTGTAATTGCCCAGATATCCAGTTAGCAGCGTCCTCTGTAACTGTTATCATACGCCGCCGAGTTCGTTGTGGTATCGTTTTTTGTAATCATTTATTGCGGATTTAATTGCGTCCTCCGCAAGTACACTACAGTGGATTTTGACTGGGGGGAGGGCAAGCTCTTCTGCGATGTCGGAGTTTGTAATACTCCCAGCTTCATCAAGACTGCGACCTTTAACCCATTCGGTAAGGAGGCTGGAAGAAGCGATAGCACTTCCGCATCCGTATGTTTTAAACCTAGCATCTTGGATAATTCCATTGTCATCTACCTTTATTTGTAATCGCATAACATCACCACACGCTGGGGCACCGACCATTCCAGTACCTACGCCTGGCTCTTCGTCGTCCCACTTACCAACATTGCGAGGGTTAGTGTAGTGGTCTAATACTTGATCTGAATATGCCATTTTATAATCCTATAATTATATATGTATATTTATGCTAATTAAAATACTTGTTGCAAGTTCCTAACAGTTCGTCCCACTCTGCAAGTTTATTCATCTCTTGTTCAATTGCTTCCATGATATCAGGATGTTCTCCAATACCTACAGGATGAGTTAGATAAACTTCAATGTTTACTTTGTGTTTTTCAATATTTCCTTCGCACTGCTTTTTAAATGCATCAAGAAGTTGCTGTCTCATTTTGTTCTCCGTAATATTCTAATCGTTCAATATCATCCTCAGATGTTTCCTTTCCATACTGTATTTCTATAATATGAACTGGTTGATCAAATGGGTTATAAGCTTGGTGCCATTGGCCATGTCTTATATGTATCAAATCATCTGTTTCTAAAATCAGTGTTTGATAGTTATCAGGATCACCTAAACTATGCTTCACTTTAACTGTGCCTTTACTAACAAACCAAATTTCTGACCGTTTAAAATGTCTTTGGTAGCTAATACCTTGTCCTGGTTGGATAACTAGTTCCTTAACTCTTACTGCATTATCCTGGAACAAGTCGATAAACTGCCCCCAAATACGTGGTTGCACATCGTGCTTCCACTCTTTTAATATCCAACTTGATGAATTCTTTTTATCTTCTCCGCCAACACCAAATACAAAACTTGTTTCACTGTCAGCTACATCCATTTCAGGAATATTGTCTGATGTTCTGTCACCACCGTTAGCGAATACTAGTTTTGCATCAGGATAGTGTGCTCTAACTTGCATTATAAAGTTTTTCGCACTGTCATCGTCATCCATGAATGTGTAAACTTCATCTACCATTTTAAGATTGCTAACGATGTTTAATCTTTCGTTCCATGGCATAAAACTTTTTCCCTTTTTACGTTCCAGCCATTCATCACTGTTGAGACCAACAATTAATTTGTCGCCTAACTTTTTAGCTTCGTTGAAATAAGCAATATGTCCGCTATGCAACGGATCAAAACCGCCTGTAACTAATACAATCTTCATGCGTTGCTCACCGTTTCTTATTTTTATTCTTACTAAGCTTTATAACTTCAAGTTTAAGTAATGTTTGTTTATCAATTAACTTTCTTCTTTTTCGTTTGCTTTTCATCCAAGAAACACCCGACTGTTTTTGACTTAACTTAGCTATATCTGATCTTGCTTCTTTCTGGGTGCGCTTCTTTGCTTGATCTCTGCTTCTCTTTTTAGCAACTGATTTTTTTTCAAAGAATTCATGCTTGCTTAAATCTTTCTGCCTATTATCAGCTTCCAAGATTCGTTTAAGTCTTCTCAATGCCCCGTTAATGTCATCATTTTTTACATACACAGTTGTACCACCAGTATTAGATGTTGTAGGTGTACGAGTCTGATTATTATTTCTGTTCATTTATACCTCTAATTAGTTTATCAAGATATTTATTGAACAATATCTTACGCATGACAAGTTTCTGGAGATGGAGGGATATTTTAAAATAGTAGATATTATCTGTACGGTACCCAGTTATCTTTAACATCCCCTACACAGCCCACAATGTGAAGTCTTTCATCCTGTGAAGCATTAACAAACGTGTGCTTTTTTGTAGTATCTATTAGGTAATAAGACCCGTCCGCAGGATATCTACTTACTATATCATCTACAACAAAAAAACAGTTTTTATTTGTTATTAATGGAATATGAATTCTCATAGTTGGATCGTTATGGTATGTGTAACATGTTTTTGGCATCATGTTCAACAAGCGGCATCTATACATTTTTAATGTAGACAACACATAATTTGTATATGGTAAATCGTATACAAAGGTAGTAAATTCTTTTTCCTGATCTACCCTTGATAATCTACCTTCACTACCATCACCAGATACATTACTTTGCAAAGATAGTTGTGTTTCGTATTCTGGTAAACATTTTATCTCTAACATTATTTTATCAATGTCTATGCCGTTTTCAACATCTATTTCCAATTAAAATTCCCTATATAGTTTATAATACTTATCGATTTCTTCATGATCATCAAATACAAGTGTAGGTTTATACGATAACACAGGATATTTATTAAAAAATATCTTACGCACACCAAGTTTTTCGAGATCAGGTGCTCTAAACATAATGCTAGTAAAGCAACCCTCTAATATTTGACGCAATCCACGTGCACCCATGTCTTGACTAATTGCAAAATCGGCGCACTGTTCTAAAAACTGCTGTCCTACTTCAAGGTCTAAACCATCTAAACTTAACAGTGCTTTATATTGGTCTAATAAATTATTTTCTACACGGTTAATAATTTTTATCATATCCTTTTTAGTTAAACTGTCTAATTTTGCTATTACAGGTAATCGTCCCAGTAACTCTGGAATTAATCCGTAATCAATTAGGTCCTTGGTCGATGGCACGGTAGATTTGTGTTTAATTTCGGCAGTTCTAAATCCAATAGGTTGTTTTTCAGAATCTGTAATTTTATCTAGCCCAACAAAAGCACCGCTAACAATAAACAGTATGTTTTTAGTATCAAACTCTACTACACTATCAAACGACTTTTTGTTTGATGTTTTTACTCTAAGTATAGCGCCTTCTATTACTCTCAACAGACTTTGCTGTACTCCTTCGCCACTTACATCTTTGGAGTTAGCAGTAGATTGGGAAAATTTTGCTTTTTTGTCTATTTCGTCTATAAACACTATGCCGTTCTGAGCCTGTTGTATATCGTAATCAGCATTTATAATTAGCCTTTCAAATATACTTTCTATGTCTTCCCCAACGTATCCACTTTCAGTTAAACTAGTAGCGTCAATATTAATAAATGGTACACGTAGTACTGATGACAATGTTTTTGCAAACAATGTTTTACCAGTACCAGTAGGTCCAATAAGCAATATATTACTTTTTTCTACAAAACAGTTGTCAATATTTTTGATACGTTTAAAATGGTTATATGCAGCAGTGCTAATAATTTCTTTTACTGTGTGCTGTCCTACGATAAATTTATCCATGATTTTTTTTATTTGGACTGGACTAGAAATATTGTATTCTATGTCCGTATTAACTTTTTTTATTTCGCTGTCCAATATGTTATAGCTTAGGGTTATACATTCATTACATATATAAACACCTGGTCCAGCAATAAGTTTTTCAACAGCATTGCGATTTTTGCCACAAAAACTACAACTTAGTAGATTATCATTGCTCATTTAGGTTTACCAGTATATTTCTTTGTTGAAAGTGTTGTATCTTTTGGTAGAGGCATTGCCCAAAATCCTATTTTTTTAGCAGCTGATTGGTCTAGTGCTAACTTTTCGTAGATCTCTTGCTCAGATAGATCTTCTTTATTCATTTCACTTTGAGCCATTACTTTAGCAGCATTTTTCAATTCATCATCGGCGTTAGGGTCAACGGGTTGATGCTGTTGTATAATGTCCAGTGCATGGTCTAAGTCTTTAAGTGCCTGTAGATATTTTGCATTCAGGTCATCGAATGCTTTTTGGATGTTAGTTTGATTCATCCTGTCTGTTCTTGATCTTCTCTTCAAGGGCTGAGATTTCTGCTGGTACAGATAAATCTATATCAAACTCTGGTTCAACACTCAGTTGAGATTCTAGTTCTGAAATTCTGCTTGCTTGATCATCTATTTTGTCCACAGCATCGCTTAACATCATTAGGGTGTTACCATATCTTTCATGCAGGCTACCTAATGCCTGTTGTATCTGTTCTTTACTTGCCATTTAATTTCTCCTGTAATCGTTTCTCAAGATCTAATAAACTCTGCGGTGGTCTGAGGTCTATGTCTTCCTGAGGTCTTTCTACTTCTACAATTTTTTCTACTTCTACAATCTTTTCTACTTCCTTGATTTTGGCTTTTTGATGCTTGTCTTCTTTAGCGAGTCGTTTTCTTTCCTTTTTATCAGCATCCAGGTCGAGTTTTGACTTTGTACCCTGCGTATTTGATTTACTCTTACTCGGTTGTTCATTGTTATCTCCAGGAAGTGCGGGCCCAGTGGACTCCAGGTTGATACCATATCGCAAAAGCGTTTGGTTTGCAGCAATTACTAGCACAACTGCAAGCGGATCAAACACAAACACAAGTATTAGTATAAACAATCTTACAGATTTGTCAAGATAATCTTCACTACCTTCACCATATACTAATTCTGCTACATATTTAATAGGCCCAACTTCTTGTTCTAGTTCTCTTACTATACTTTCAGCTTCGTATAAATCTATATTAATACGTTCTATTTCTGAGAACGCTTCATCTATTTTAACATTAAGCTCATCTATCTTTATGTCTGCCTCGTCAGCATCTGTGCCGCTATCTGTTCTGATGCGATTGATTTCTGCGTTTGCTGCATCAATAGTAGTTTGTGCTTGTGCACGATACTTATCAATGTTTGCTTGTAGTTTTGCAATTTCTTCATTAGCAATTTCACGCAAAGTTGCTTTTTCTTCGGTGGCAGTTTCTGTAAACTCATCCTGCTTGATTGCTATCTCGTCTCGTTCTGGTTTCTGTTGCGCTCTTACTTCTGCACCTTTAGCAACATTGTCCACTGACTCTGACTCTGCTCTGGAAAAAACACCGCCTGCTTTAGTTTCTGTAGTAACTGTGCCCTGACTGGTGTAACCAGACACAATTGCATTTAGTGCATCCAGTCTATCCTTGCCAAGTTGTAAATTAGTTTGTAACTGGGTGTCTATTGCAGCAAGGTCTGTGGTTAATTGTTTTCTAAGGTCTTTGATTGCATCCTGGTTGTAATCAATATCACCTTGTACACGTTCCCAAGCACCTTCTCTTATTGCTTCCTGCTGAGTTATACTGTTGGAATTCGTATCGCCTCCAGCACTTAAACTAGCAATACGTTCTTGTGATGTTGCAATTTTACCTCGTTCTCTAGCTATTAACTGATTAAACCTTTCTACCTTAGCGACTGCATCACCAGCAGTGCCTGCTTGATCCAGATGTGCTTTAGAAAGGTATCCAAAGATACCCATGCTGGTTATAAGCATTAATGCTAACACTGCTATTACTAGATATCCTTTCATTAGCAGTTTTGTTTCGTCCCAATAACGATATAACCAACTAGCAGTTAACAGTTTACCAACTTCCAAACTGCCTGCCATAATAGCGATAGGAATTGCGCTCGCACTGAATATAGCCATAAGGCCTTCAATGCTGAACCAAGCAGCCACACCAGCTATTGTTAAAGCGGTGAGTAAGGTAACAATACCAAATATCATACCATTATTTATAGCAATACCTGTTGTTTTTAAGTGTGTTTTTAAGTGATTTGTAGATTAGGGCATATACATAGCACTATTGCTGGGTGTTTCACGCACCTCAAACTTAGTACACTGTATCCCACCGTTAGGATAGTTGTCTGGTAACCAGATATCGTTCAGATAATCACACAGGAACTTTGCTAACGCTTCGCATCCTGATGCTTCTACAACCACCATTTTAGCAAGTGCTTTGTCGTGTAACATTTTAAATGTTTCAAACTCTGGATCATCCTGTGCTACTAGCATTGTATGATCAAAGTTTTCTTTGAGGAACTCTTTGAAGCTGCGTAAACTGCCAAAGTCGCATACCCAATTGCGGGCATCCAGAGTCTCTGCGCTAAATTCCATATGAAAGCCTAGTGCATAACCATGTAATGCGTTACACCCTGGAATTTCATCTCTGCTGTATAATTGTTCTTTACTTTTACCTGATTTACGATCAGCTCGCCATTGTCTGTAACAAACTGCAAAGCCTTCAGTTGGACCGTATGTTTTTGTAGATACGTACATAGTAAAAATGCTCCTGTATTGAATAACAATTATATAACAATTTTGGAGTTATGTCAAGTTTATTCTATGCAGCTATTAGATATTTCGCCGTCATCATCCCCAGCTTCATCAACACTGAGACCTTTAACGATGCGATCCATTTCCTGAACACTTTTCATTAATTCATCAAACATGTCTTTGTCCATATCACAACTCCGTTTAATTGTTTTTATTCTATGAACGCTATTAGATATTTCGCAGCCAATGCTAATATCCCTAGCACTACAAATGTAGTGCTTCCAGGATTATTTTCTGCGAGGGTTATTACGAAATCCAAACCAGTCTCCAACGACTGCAATAAGAACTTAACAAGTGCGCTAATTATACCAACCCTGCTTCTTCCAGTGTCATTTTCACAACACCTGCTTCAATCAACTTGCGGCGATTTTCCATGTGTGCAGCTTGAGTGTCGTCTTTAGACCCACCATAGTAAGGAACACAATGGCCTTCGTCTGCCATCACAGCAGTGACTGCTCTCCAGGCATCTGTCGTAGGACAGTAGACATCAAAGTCACCAAGGATGCGACCGAACTTACCTTTCATGTCTTCACCGTCACGAGCAATCTGAGTTCTCAACACTGGTTTTGGTCCAAGCAGTTCCTTCAGACGCTTGCTTGCGGCTTTACCAAACTTCTTTTCTACCTTGTCACGGGTTCTACTTTCGGGCGTATCAATGCCCATGATGCGAACTCTTTCGTTCTTCAACCAAACACCAAATCCTAAGTCAATGTCCACATCCACTGTGTCACCATCGACCACTTTAATTAAATTTGTTCTGTATTCGTACATTTATTTTTATTCCTTATCTGTGCTTTCATTTGGATCAGATTTGCCAAGATTATAAATTGCTTGTAAATAAATCACGCCAACATAGCAACCACCTACCATCATAAAAAATCCGATTGCGGAAAATACCTGATCCATACTGCCTCCTATTGCAATCAATATATCAATCGGGTTTGACAACTCTCTTAATAATCTTACCCAATACTAGATTCAAACAAACGACTGGGCCAAATACGGGAAATTTCCAATCGTATTTTTTATATGCAGCACTGTCTTTCTTAAACCATTTTCTCTGGATGTTGTCACAGTACTCACCTTTGTAAGACAGTACGGCGTGACCTTCGCCAGTTTTCGTATACTTTACGAAGTGCATACGAAAATCTCGATTGAAAAGAATATTCTTAATAAAAGTACTTTTCTTTTCGCCTGACATAAACCAAAGAACGGTCAACGAGTAATCCTCACAATCACCCCGCCATATTTCTTGAGTCGTGTCCATGACAGACCAAGTTTCAACGAACCCATACTTTTTCTTATCAGTAACGTATTCAAATTTTGATGCAACTTTTTTGTTAGCTTCTTTAGCGTCCATTTAACCTTGCCCTCTATATTTTTTATAATTGGATTTCTTTTTCTTGTTCATAGAACTGGTTTTCAATTTACCTCTACCAATCGAAGTTCCTTTCTTAATTGGGTCTGGTCTTTCCACACCACCGAGTGCTTTAGCCATGTGTGTCTCCTGCTACAATAAATTATAACAGTATTTATCTTGAGACGACTTATTTGTAAAAAGTGTGGTTATCTACAACAGCAGCAATCTCAAAATGGTCTGCCCAAAAAGGATCGCTAATACTGGGGTTGTGGTAGTGTGTAGCACCAAAGGTAGGATCCTTGGTGTGTCCTAATAAAACATCAAATGCAATATTATTACTGTCGTTCCAGGCTGCAACATTAGGTTTAACTGGTACACCTTTGCTATTTGTTAAGTAAAGATCATCACTCTTACCATCACAAAACCAACTAAACTGGCACATGCCACGAGCAGGAACTTCATTGCCCTTCCAGTTAACACGCATCTTTGCTTGGTAGACTACTTCACAAACATTGTTAGGGAAACGATGACTGAGTTTTCTATTCATTGTAACGTGGGCTACTGCAAGTTTTCCTAAATAACTTTCGCCTTTTGCTTCATGGTATATGTTTACAGCAAGACAGTGTAACTGGTCAGGATCTACATTAGGCTGGCCAGTCACTGGAAAAGCTTCTGATTCAGGTTCACTAACAGCTATTGTGGCTGGTGCAAACGAAGGGACTGGAATTTCCAACTCTGTACTAGTGCGTGGGGTAGTTTGTTTAAAAATCCCTGCACCAGCTAGAACTACAGTAACTGGACCTAATACAACTAGAATTACAGCAAGAGCTTCTAAGATTATATAAATTGTTTTCATGGATCACTCCTGTTTAAACGATTTGTATGCTACTTGTGGCCTGTGTATATGATTTTGCTATATCTTCGTCAGTGGATATTTGAGCAACAATATTACTTTTATTTAGTGTAATTTTTTGAGATTGTGCACTCATTATCCAGGGTATCATTCCCATACCCTGCGGGCCTTGTGCTAATACACTTGGCTTGCTTACAGTAATATGTGATTCGTCACCTGATTCAAATCTAGCAATAATTTCCTCACCAGATTGCATTTTCAGTGTGACAATGCTGCCTTCTTTAATTGGTTTATTCAATAACATAATATGCTCACTTTTATATATTATACAGTGTTTTTACTGTATGTCAACCTGTTTTGGGCGGAAAAAACCATGTTTTTCAATGGTTTAAAACTTTTTTAGTAAATATTTGTTGGACCGCGATGTTCGGGTGTATCAAAAAATGAATTCGCGTCAATCTTAGTAAACGCTATCTAGTACAGTAGGCACTGTGCAAACGGGCGGTCCTTTTTTTCTATCCTTATGTTCATTTGGAAATATACCAACTGGGAAATCTGCACCAATGGTCGTTATCCTCATTTTGGAAATCGAACACATTTAATTTTTTGTTTTCCTGGGCACAAAACTGATCAACAACTTTTACTGTTAGTGGCCATTCTTTAATATCATAATCGTCACCACTAAATATTCCGCCTGGTTTTAATTTGGGCCACCATTCCTTAAGAGTTTGACCGTTATCTTGTCCTGTGTGAGCATATCCATCTATATAAATAAAATCAAAAAACTCATCAGGAAAAGTTTTAACTGCATCTGCAAACGTGGATTGAATTACACTGTTATTTTCTCGATAGGGCAATAATCGTTTTACTGCTCTGTTGTACTGGTTTAAATCGTGCCCCCTATCTCCTGCCCACATATCAATACTGTATAAATGCTCTACATCATGGTTCTCTAGAATCATTTCGCTAAACACGCCTTCTGCTACACCTAGTTCAACACAAATAGGCTTATCTACAGCAAAGTCCAAAATGTTATGTCTTTTAATAATCGTCATGATAGAATATTTTTTTTGATTCCTCAAAATGGAGGCTTGCAAGCCAGTTGGTAGGCGCAGTAGCGTCATCAACAAGTCTGAACTTTACTTCTTCCCATAGATCATATACCAGTTCGTCTTTGACTACTACCTTGTTTAGTCTACGCTGCATATTGTACATAGTGTCGCCTTGGTATACATCAAGACTAATCATGCCGTCGTGTGATGGTACTTTTCTCATTTGGGTTGCTCTGATACTATGAGGCACACCATCGCCAACCAATTGTAATAGACTTGCCATCACATTTAAATAATTTACACACTGGACAATGTTCATTGCTGCTGCACTTCTAGCAGGATCACCTATGTCTACAAGTGTATCAAGAATACTAACTAACCATCGTAGATCATAGTGTTCTAAAATCTCGTCCATGTATTTGTCTAAGATTTCGTAAAACTTTTTAGTATTTTCTTCTAAGTCTATTTCTCTGCGTATATAAATTATATGCTTTACAAGCTCGTGGCATACAAGCGGTTTGCCCACAAACTCTGCTTTAACTGCGTCAATGTTTTTTTCTACATCATGTATTCTGTTAAGATTTGACTTAGGTTCTATTCCTGATATAATTTCTAATAGTGGATCCATTTGTATTCCCGATTTTACATTATTTACAAAATAAATTAAGCTGCATCACTAATTAATGGTATTGACTGTTCGTACAGTTGTTGGCTTGCTAAGTTTTTAGCTTTAGCTTCACACTGTATGTCAAAGTCTTTGGAAAAGGAAAGGGCCCATTCGTTTACTGCACGATTGGGGAAATAATCGCTGTGGGCTCGGAGCTTTTGCTTCTTGCATCCCGCCGCAAGTAACTGTTTCATATCAGGCATAGTGTCGTGAGCAAACCCTACTGGTAGCCGTTCATCTCTGCTATAACTGTAATGCATAGCAGGACGTACACCACGCCAACTGTCAATCACTCGCTTAACTCTATCATCATCAGGTTGTATGTATTCTTCGTCTCTGATCCAGTGGTGATGGATGTCTAACACTAGTGCAACATGGTTTGCTAACATTAACGAAGCATCCAGTCCATGACACATTTCATCATTCTCAATAGTAATAATGTTTCTTGCTTCAGGACTTAACTTTGGTAATACATCAATAATACCCTGATAGCCTAACTTACCTGAGATGTGCACATTGCATTTAAAATCTTGGAACTGTTTACCATAACCCATCCAGCGAGCCATGTCAGTGTGATATTCAAATTCGTCTATACTCCTGTCAACAACGTCAGGACGATCGCTAGCAAGAACGGTAAACTGCCCGGGATGAAAACTAATCCTAACATCAAGATCGCGGGCAGCCTGGCCCACTTTGGCAAAGCCCTCAGCCATCCAGTCACGGTTGTTTGAATCTTGCCATAAGTAGCGCCAATCTTCTTGCGTAGCACAAGGTATCTGATTGCTTCCAAGTCTCACCATCCTTCTGTTTTGGGGTAATGTTGCTACATACTCTACTAGATTTAACATACTGGCCATATTGTGGTCTACACAATCGAGCATTTTTTGTTCTGCTATAGATTTTTCTTGCCTGTTTAGCCATGCAACTGTGGTTTGCATTTCTGTAAACTTTGATTGTACTTCTTTTAATACTTTGGGCTTTTGCGTTTGGTCAGGATCCATATATTTGCAACAGAATCCTATTCTTTGTACACTTTGGTCAAACATAAACATAATATCTCTATAAGAGTAAGTTAAACAGTATACACTAATTATTAAATAATGTCAACAATATCGATAAATACATGTAAACGTGTTGCAGGACCAGTATCATATGAATATTAACGAAGTAAGTGATTTTAAAAAGGACGAGCTCAGACACGAATTACGTAACGAGCCACCTAATAATTTCCAAATTTATATTAACGGTAACCCCTGGAAGGTGTTCAAGGGTAAAGGACGTAATGCCGATGATCGTGCAGAGCAGCAACACTACAATCAGTTAAAAAGATGGGCTTCTGAGAAAAGTGCTAGCACTGGAAAAAAATGGGAAGTGAGCATCACAGGTAAGCCTGCTTCAGAGTCAGTCGAACTCGATGAAGCAGGTATTCCACAAAAACCTAAGCCATACGGTCGTGGTAATCCTGTTGCTAAGAATATGGAAAAATTCAACAAGCCTAAAACACATGCAGACAAAAAGAAAGAAATGAAAAAACGTGGTCCAAAGATAAGCATGGACGAAGCGCCTTTGGTTGTTAGAGGTGAAAACAACTTGCAAACTATGGTAGACAGAGCGTTGGATGTTTGGTTAGGCGGTGAAAAAAGAAGTAGGGAAGAACTTGAAAAAGTATTAAATGCTATTGGTAAGACTATTCAGGGAAACGGAGAACGTTTAGTTATTGACACTATCGGTGAAGCAACAGATGCAGATAATAAAAGACTGGGTATAACCCCTCGTAATCCATCTACAACATATACACTTCGTGGTAAGCATAAAGTAACTTTAACTAAAAGTGGTGACAGCATGAAGCCAAGCTGGCACTGCTCAGTTGATGGCAAAGATTGCGGAACCCATGCAGGTGAAAAGGCTGCGATGAAATCAGCTATCAAACACATTGATAGTCTCGCAGAAGGTGCTGTTAAGCAAGGTATTGCAACGCTAGGTGTTCTTGCTGCGCTTATGGGTGCTGGTGAAATGATGAGCGCTGATAATACCCCGTTAGGTAAGGCAATGGCAGTAGCCGCAGCCAACGGTGATGAATATGCTGCTAAACATTTAGACAACTTAGACTTTTATGCGGACGAAAATTCCGCTATGATTATGAAGTTAAGTAACAAATATCTACGTGGTAAGTAAATGAGAGCTAACGAATTTATAAGTGAAACCAGACGCTTATTCGAACTAAAAAAATTAGGTAGGGCCTTTAATCATTTAGAGGACTTGGTATTCTTTTATGGTACCAAAGGTGTGCAAGAAGCATTAGCACATTTGCGTGAATTAGCCACGCAACAAGGAGCAGAAAGTATACGTATGAAGTGGGACGGTGCTCCACAAGTATACTGGGGTAGAGAGCAAAAAGGTGGCCCTCTTGTGTTAACTGGTCATAATGGCTGGTTAAGAGGGGCCAAAACTACTAGCCCTGAAGAATTAGAAGATTTTATAGCAAATCAGAGCGGCAAGCCTGGCACTCCAGAAGAGAAAGCCAAACGTGATGCATTTGCAAAACAGTTTGCTAGTTGGTATCCAGCATTAGATAAAGCAACACCCAGTGACTTTGTGGGGTTTGTGTATGCAGATGGATTGTTCTTTGAACGTCCTAAACTGGATGAGAACGGTGTGTACAACTTTTGTCCAAATCCCAAAAGTGACACATGCTATCATGTAAGAGCAGATTCGGAGCTTGGTAAAAAGATCAGCCAAGCGGATATAATGTTAGTAGGACATGCCAGTTTTCCAGAGTTTGGTGCACCAGATGCAGCCCAGCAACCAATAAGTGATTTTACAATGTTCAACAGTAATCCTGAAGTTATTGTGTTGGGTCCAGTATATAACACTAAACCTGTTAAGGTTGACACTGCTAAACTGGACAAAGCAGAGCAGTATGCTAGTTCACACGGCGGCAGAATAGACAGCTTCCTAGCAGGTATGAAAGGTTTAGGCGATCTTAAAGAAATCTTATATCGTTACGTTAACCAAACAGCCAAAGCAAAACAACTAGATCAGCTAGGTAGTCAGCATTTTTATAACTGGTTAAAGACTAGCAAAGTCAGCGAACCAAAACAAGAAAAAATAGCAGAGTTAGATCAGGCTAACGGAAATGTTATAGATGAAATCTTTACACTGGTTAAAGATATACAAGGTGCTAAGAACAGCATCATAGATCAATTAGAAGGCGAGCGTGGTGAGATTTGGGACACCAACGGTGAAGGTCATGTTCGTTACGCAGATGGTAGCAAAGAGCTAGGCAATGTAAAATTTGTTCCTAGGCACAAGTGGACACCATAAACAGAGGATAAAATATGCCAACATTTAACGACGGCGCTACTAATTTAAGTATTAGAACAATTTTAAATAGTAACGGGATACGGAAAAATAATTACAGTGCAACAACTGGACCAACAGCATCTGCAGATGCTATTTCTGGATATGAAATAGGTTCTTTATGGTTTGATGTTGCTACAGCTAAAGTATATTTTGCAAACGATGTTACAACAGGGGCAGCAATTTGGATAGAAGTAGCTAAAGCATCTGACGAATCAGATAATCAAACATTATCCTGGAATGCAGTATCTGGTGAACTAACAATATCAGGCGGAAATACCATATCTGGGGTAGGCACACAAAATATATTTAATAATTTCAGTGTGTCTGGACAAACTTCTTTAACACCAGATACTGACGGTGACGAGATTACTTTTGTAGCTGGAACTGGTATGACTATTACTACCAATGACATAGATAAATCAATTACATTTGATTCATCAGATACTACAAATAGTTTTAGCAGTATTGCAGTAGCAACACAAAATAATGTTGTTGCTGATTCAGGAACAGATACATTAACATTTGTTGCTGGTACTAATATGTCTATTGCTACAAATGCAGCTACTGATACAATTACTTTTAATACAACTGCTATTTCTAGTTCGGGTGTGTTAGCATTGGGCGAAGGAAACTGGGCAGGAAACATTGTACCTATTGCAGACTCGACATATAATTTAGGTAATGAGACTAAGGGTTGGAATAATGTATATGTAAGGGGTAACTTAGTAACCACAGGCGCTACAGTTGTTGGATTATCTACACTCAGTATTACTGAAGACACAAATTTATATTATACGCAGGCAAGGGTCGAAAGCGATGGTATTGCAATTGTTCCCGGCGGAAGTGTTACAGGAACTGTAGGTGATGTTAGAATGCAATATGGTACTGCATATGACGATGCTGGCGGATCTTTGCCACCACAAGCTGGATCATTCTTTTTTGATTCAGGAAACGCTACGCTTAAAGTTTTTAGTAGCACTGCAGGTAATATCTTTGTTGACGCTGGGAAAGTTCCTTTAACTGTACAAGATGATACACTGATTAATGAGTACTACATATATGTCGGTAATCCAGTTAATAAATTATCAGCTATCCAAGATTATCGCCAGTCGAATACAGGTTTGGCTTATGACCAAGAATTTGCTTATTTAGATCAAGCGTTTAAATTTATTATGGAAAATCCTATAGATGAAGTTGGTACTATAGATCCTAGTTATGGAAACACTCAACGTAAGGCGATTTACGTTATCGCCTTAGAAGAAAGTGTTACCCACATTCCCAATCCAACCACTAATTACGATAGTTTTGATCTATGGAATGTAAATCATCAAATATTGTTGCTCAATCAGAATGCGTTAAACCCAACACCTGCAATAGCAGAATGTTATGCTGTCATAGACGTTGACCTTAAATTGTGGGGGATACCTCTGTTTCAACCCGCAACAAAAGATCTAAAATTTGCTGGGAGGCTTGATGCAACGGATTGTCATATTAGAACTGCTAATAATAGTCAAGGGTTTGGGCCAACGATTTTCGAAGATGACATTTGGATAACTAATAGCTTTTTCCGATTAAATAACTGTGATTTTAAACCTATTGGTTCTAAGCAAATCGGCATTTGGGATAATTCAGTGGCGGATATTGATATTTACGCTGTTGATGAAACAAGTGGCACCCTGAAATTAGCAGCAATCTCATCGGTAATTGTGGTTGATCAAAATGCCAGCAATATTTCATTGCGAGATGTGAATTCGTGGGACAATTCGTTAATTAGGTTTACTTCTGATGTAACCGTTAGTGGCACTATCTCTGCCAGAAATAGTGAAATTCGTATACCAAGTAGTTTAACATTTAATGGAGCTTCTGCACGTTTTAATTTAGAACAAACTGGTAAAGTAATATATGGGTCCGTGAATGCGGTACTAAGCACATCTCATATTATGGGTGGAGATACTATATCGCACCCTGATGCTCAGCCATTCCTAGATTTATCAGAAGCAAGCTGGAAAGATGGCGTCAAAACTATTAACACTGGAGCTGGATATAATCAAATAGGCCAATATAGAGGCACCTTTAGATTACCTAACATCGACACTACAGCACGTAATTCACTAACAGCCGCAAATGGTGATATGATTTATAACACCACTGACAGTAAATTACAGGGTTATCAAGCAGGTGCTTGGATTAACATAGACGGAACCTAATATATGAAATTCAAAGATTATCTAACAGAAGCAGCAGGAGATACCGTTGGTGTTATGTTCGGTCGCTTCAATCCTCCTCATCGTGGCCACAAGGCTGCGTGGGAAATGGCATCAGAAAACGACCACTGGTACGTAGGCACTAACCAAAGTACTCAGGGTAAGAAAGATCCGCTGCCATACGATATCAAAATTGCAGCCATGGAGGCACTATGGCCAGAAGTAGGTAGCCACATAGTGCCAGAAACAAACTTGTTTACCCTTGCTACTAAAGTGTTTGCACAACACGGCAAAGTAAATCTCACAGTATACACAGACGAAGATTGGTTAACCAAAACACTGGAAAAGTATAATGGTGAGGAAGGCAAACATGGATATTACGATTTTGAATCTATTACTCAGAAACCAACTCCACGTCTCAGTTCAGCTACAGATGTACGAAACGCTGTGCTAGCAGATGATAGAGATGCGTTTGAAAGGGCTGCCGGAGTACCTGCAGACTTTAAAATACAAGGTAAAGACTTTTTTGATGTTGTTGCAGAATACTTGCTTCCACATCACCCAAAACCTGCACAAGAAGATAAATACAATAAAGAAGATAGTTTAGAGGAATCTACAATGGATATGCAAACATTACGTCAACTAGCTGGACTGGAGCCTGAAGTACAAGAAGGTGCTCCTGTTGAATTTAAACCACAGCATGACTTGGACGATACAGCAAAGAAATTAGCAGGAATAGGACGTCTTATGATGGACATGGCTATGGGGCAACAGGACGATGCTGTTTCCAATGCAATGGCACAATTAGGCGATAGACTTGCTACTGGCGAGATCTCGTCCCAAGAAGATTTAGTAGGTTTCATTAAAAAGTCTAGAGCAGAGCCAGCAGCATTAAGCAATGCTGTTACTGCAACAGTAGCCGCATATAACAAAGGCGAGAGAGCTGATCCAGTAGATGATCGTGTTAAAGGCAGAAAAACAGAGTATGTTCCGCCAGTAGAAGATGAAGATGAAGTAGAAGAAGAAGGGTTAGATCTTTCTAACATCAGAGACGACTATGGTGTACAAGAAGGCGAAGGCGGCACCTGCTCTTGTTGCGGTAATGAAATAACTGCTGAAGGTTGTGGCTGTGGTCCAGATTGCGAACACTGTGGCGGAATGGGCAAAACAGAAGCTGTTGAAGAAGGCGAAATGCCTAAAGGTTTAAAAGATTACTTAGACAAAAAGAATGGCAAGAAAGCTGACGAAGACGAAGATGATTCAGAAGAAGAAGTAGAAGAAGCTATTGAGGAAACTACTGATAATGCTTATGCTGCTGCAATGGCTGAATTAAGAGCACTAGCAGGATTATAACATGAACGAAATAGAACGCTTACAACAATTAGCAGGCATTGTAGAACAACCACGTTCTACGACATTACTGTCAGAGGTAGATGTTAACGAAGGCGAAGGATCTGTAGATAAAGTTGCAGTAGGTCATATTGATAACGAAGCAGACATGATGCGTAAGCAGTTGTTCATTATGGGATCACAGTGTGTGGAACTTTACAAGATGTTAGGCGATATCGATAACGGTGATTTCCCACACTGGTGGCAAGCTAAAATTGTAAAGGCAGCAGACTACATTGGTGCTGCTCGTGACTATTTAGATTCAGAAGTTAATGCCCCTGAGCAAGAAACAATGGTATCAGATGATGCTGCTGATAGTTCAGACCCATCAGGCGTTAGTTGATCCAATAGGTATTTTCAACAAGAGTATTTGCATACTCAGGCCAAAATTTTCCAGCTCTAGGGCCACCATTACACTGACCATCTGACTCGCCTGGTATTTTAATCCAAAGAAAAGCGTCACAAAGATCATGTCCAGTGTTAGTAGTTGGAGGAGTACCTAAACCCCTTCCTGGAGGATTACACCAGTCTTGGCCAAACGGTCCGCGACCATTTCTACTTGTATCTATAACAAAATGGTTAAACTTGGTGCATCTCCCTACTTCTAGTGCCCATTCCATACTTTCTTCTGTTGTCCTGTAGTTACTTACATTAACACTAAATCCTCTTACATTAGTATCTATTGGATTTAAGTCCATTACGCTGTTAATTAAATTTCCTGCTGCCTCGGGATCTAGCCATAAACTATTACCTATGTCTAAATAAATTTTTGCATTACACGTATCTGATATAACACCAATAGCAGTAGCCATCGCTACCATACGTTCTTTTTTTTCTCCCTCGCTCATTTCGTTACAATGTGGCAATGCATCTGGTTCAAATATAACAATAGGTTCCCTACTACCTATACCTAAACTTATTTCATTTACAAAAAGAATATAGTCTTCCATGGTTTTTGCGCCGCCGGCGCTATATTGCCCGATATCTCTATCTGGTAAGTTATAAATTACAATCACAGGTAAACCAGGATGTGCTCTCGCTAACAATCGTTCAATGCTATAGCGTAAATTCTTAGAAGGTCTACTATACCAAAAACTCACAGGATATTTAAATATTTCTGCAACATTTTGAAATTTTTTTCTGTGATCTTTTACTCGGTCAAAGTCATTGACCCAAAACTTGTAGTCCATGCAACTATTTATTTAACGTGTTTACAAGATCCACGGAATGTGAATCCAGGACAGCTACACTTCCCGTCTACAATAGTATACACTTTGCCATTGCTGCCTTGCACAGTAATAGCATCTGCAGGTAACTTCTCGTCAAACTGTTCCAACTTCTTAAACTTGCGACGAGCTTTATCAAATTGCAAAGGACGGTTAAATGTCTTTAAACCAGTGCCGTTATCAAATGCAACCAACTTGCCTGATCCATTCACATGATAGATATGATTAGGAATAGGGTCATCCCATACAGTAATTTCTTGCAATACATCTATCATTTTAATCCCCTGACAAAACCATTTGAACTTTAGCAGCATCAACCTCATCCTGATTAATAACACTAAACTTCTTAATTGGATGGACTTCAGTTAATACGTCCTCACCATCCTGATATTCACTTCGGACAAGGAATCCTTCAGCAATAATTTTTTCCAGCAGTGCAATAGGGAAAACAAAATCTTTGTATCCCGTGTCTAACCTTGCATAAACTATATTTTCTTTCTTAGTCATTTACAATTTTCCTTAATTCTCGTTATGGAATACCAATCCTGTGAGTTTAACGTATGGTGCCCAAATAACACTCTTACCGAGGTTCATTGTGGTTCTTTCACGTAACTCGTTTGTTGATTCTCGATCAAAACGGAAACCATACTTTTGCATTTGATCAAGCCAATATGGTTCATGTTGTTCGTTGACGTGGTGGTGACCACCTTGACCAGGAGTTGCGTGTGTCATGAATAACATTTTGCACTTCTGAAATGCTTGCACGTAATTTGGAATGTATTGCTCGTAGACGTGCTCTACAAATTCTACTGACCAACAAAGGTCATACGTATTTTCGACTGGAGCAGGTCCTTCTTGAAAATCCCACATTGTAAAATTTTCTGCGATTTGCCATTGCTCTTGCGCTTTATCATCACCATCAATACCGTGAGCTTTAATACCACTACGAATAGCAGCCATTACCATACCACCAGGTCCACAACCTACATCAAGCATTGATTTAACGTCGAACTTATCGATAGCGTAGTCTATTGCACCTTGATCAATATGTGTAAATCCGAAATGGCCGCCCAAATGTTTACCTTTCATCTATTTTTGCCTCCTGGTGCGGGTTTAATAAATTCTGTGCTGCACTTAATACCCAACTATCTCTGTGTGGCAAGTTAAATCCAGTGCTACCATCCCAATCCACAAAGTACTCATCGAAACGATCGCTGTATGCATCTGGATGTTCTTTTAGCAAACTGGCGAGCTCTTTGGCAGCAGCATCAAATTTGTGATCAGTCCAGATGTTTTCATCTAAACAATAGTACAGACAACTGTGAACTAACATCTGCAATCGACGGCGCTTAATTAGCTCACCTATCTCAGAGTCTGGGTTAGGAAACTGATAACGCTCTTCTCCTTTCTTAGGAGCCATTAGAACTCTCTCCCAAAATCAATGTTAGACCAACCTTCACTTTCACACATCCAAGCAGTACCACATTTCTCGTTGACGATGATGTCACCGACAGAGACTGAATGCATTCTTGTGAATTTCTGAATACAAGAACCTTCAGGGCCGTAACCGTTACCAGTATGAAACACGTCTTCAAGGGTATCAACACCCGTCACACGAGCAACTGATTGGAAGTGATCTTCCATCCAAGATTCATAGTGCTTAGATCCTTCCCTGAACTTGACATCGCGCTGGATTGCAATCTCAGGGAAGTCACCGAAGTCGCCATCCCAACCAACTGAATTCAAGTGGTCCATTGCTGCGTTACTGAGATGAAACTGGTGGATTAAGTAAGACATTACGCTACCTCCTTAAACTAACTTGCAAATTTTAGACCAAAGCTGATTAATTTCTTCTGCGGAACGGAAGCCTGCTTCAAATACACTTTCTAGACAACCAGCACTAGCTTCAATGAATGTACTGGAACACATTACCTGCGTTGCCATTCCACCGTTGCGGATAACAATGTCTGCAAGAGTTTGAGCGTCACGTCCAGCAGCGACAAACTCGTAATCTTTGTCACCACTGCGATACAACTCTAGAAGACCTTCATGGAGTGATATAAATTCGATCATTTTCTGCTCTCTTTATTTAATGTACTCGTTTATTATAGCAAAAAGGGCAGATATGTCAAGCTGTAAGTACTTGATTTTAAAGGGGGTTTTTTGTAGTTGTAAGTGCTTGATTTATAAAGAGGTATCAGTGCTACTTTTTGAAGTTATTTGCACAAATTCTTCTAAATCTTGCTGTTCCCAGTGGATTGGATCAATATCCCAGTACTTGTAAGCGATTCTCAGCATGGTATCCAGCTCGTCATCACTGAGATTGCCAGTGTACCCTGTTTGCTCAGCGAAGTCAGATAACTCATCTCTGAGAGCTAATTTACGCTGTCTGAATTCAACAAAATCGATTACGTTACTCATTCCCATTCCTTTTCATTTTGTGCATTCATGTAAGCAAGAATGGCACAAACCACATTGAGTATAATCACAAAGATTATTTCCTGCGTGGGGTGAATGTAGATATACGATAACACCCCAATCATAAACCCTACAATATTCGCATGCATCAAAAAATACGACACTGTTGATGGCTTAATACCAAACATGTTAATCAGCTTCCAACTCTAGATCAAAACGCTCGCTCAGTTCATTGGCATCCAGCATCTCACCAATGTCATGATCACCCATCCATTTGGCACACATTATCAGTGCCATCATAGGATCTAAGTTACCATCCTCGACTAGATCGAATAGCCTGTCCATGTTCTTCATAACACCCCCGGTTCTTTATATGTGACAGACATACAAGCAGAGTTTTCTTTTACATACTGAATACCTTTACTGTGGTACGCCGCTACCCACTTATCTTCACAAGGTTTACCCATTCCAGCACAACCGCTCAACACTGACACTGCAAAAATAACTAACAAGATTTTAATAGGACACCTCCTTTGCGAATACAACGTATTCTGTTTTATGATTAGGGAACCGCTCATCTTTCTTAGGCAGAAGACGTACCGCAAATCCACCTTTGCCCTCGTCAAAAACCTCAACGACATGACCGGATGCTCTGCCGTTTACAGTCTTAAAATTTACGAACATACCATTTAGGTATCCATAGTTAATCATGATGCGTTTACTCCTCTTGTTGATTTCCAACCTTCGATGATTGTTTTAGCAGTCATCTCAAACCCCATAGCGTCAAGAACACCACGGATGTAATTGATTTCGTCTGCGGATGCAAGACCAGCATGATACGCACGACTGTCATCCGACATCTGGAAAAACCAATCGTGAAACTTACACTTCTCGTGAAGGATTTCACAGATTTCTGTCGCGTCCAAACCAGACAAATTTACCTTTTCCATTACACTGTCTCCCATACTTTTACGATCATGTTATCATCCGTAAGAGAACTTTCGCCAACTTCACGGATGATTGCATGATCAGGGGTATCGGTTCGAAACCGAAACGGAGTCATAAATTCAAAGTGGTGCGTCACACCAGTAGCAGAAGTATACCGCGACTGAGTAATCTTACCAAGAACTCTCACACTGGAACCGACATAATCGATTTCGCAAATCTTACCAGTTAAATCTCTCATTGTACAACTCCGTTCGAGTCCAAAAACTCATCAATTTCTTCATCACTCATACCAACCCTGATACAAGCACAGATAGCATCATCGATCTGACCGTCCTGAATTGACGCACTTACGTCAATCAGGTACTCGGCGATATCATCTCTTGCATACCACGGTGTCATTACGCTTCCCCCATATATTGATTAAAATCTTTAATGAACCAACGCTCTAGGATTGGACTGCCATCAGCAGCTTCATCTATGAGGATGTAGGCAACTGTCTTCTTGACTCTAGCATAACGATAGCCTGAGTCAATGCCTTCACGTGGGGTGGTTACCCAAACCTTGTGAGGGTAATTCTCAACAAAATTAGCAGGAGCCCAGTCGCAGTTGTCATCATTAACACTAAACTCAAACAAATTACTGTGGTCCTTCTCAGTGAAGCAACCAAGGATAGTGCCGTCTTGACCAAAATAAGTTTTACTGGGGGCGTATGCCATATTTTCTGCTCTCTTTATTTAATGTACTCGTTTATTATAGCAAAAAGGGCAGATATGTCAAGCTGTAAGTACTTGATTTTATTAGGGTTTTTTTGGAGTTGTAAGTGCTTGATTTTATTGAGAAAATTCTTCATCAAATTTGATAATTTCTACCTCTTTTCCAGCTATTTTATGCTTTAGGAAGCCAGATTCGCACAATGAAATTATAGTAATGTCAGCACCTGTTCGGACACCAAACTTATACCCCATCCATGCACCGAACACAGTCCCTACAAAGTATGCTAAAATAAACCAAAGTTCCATAACACTATCTCCTTACCATGTTAAAATGAGCACAGGATTTCTGTACACTGACAGCTTGCCAGTACGCATCGTCATCTGCACTATGTAAATTAAGTTGCATGTCTTTACGTGGATCTCTGGGCATTAAATTGATCAACGTCCTGCTATCCATAATTTGCCAGTATGCCCATCCTGTATGATGTTCAAACTGACGGTACATGTCTTCTATAATCACTAAATCAAACTGTGGGCCTTGACACCATATTTTGTCTACGCCTACACAATACTTATTTAGTGATTTAAAGAACTCGTCTGGCGTAATTCTACCCTCATCTGTGAAAGTGCTTTCCCTAATGTGTTCGTCTTGTTTAGCCCAAAACTCCAAAGTGCTTTCGCTAGTGGTGCGGCCTTTATCAAGTTGTTCGTCTATGTGAGGACGCCACAGTGTTTTAGCATGTGGCTCTGTGTCAGTGAAAGGATCAAATTTAACTGCCCCTACACTGAGTATAACAGATGTAGGAGCAGTATCCAGTGTTTCAATATCAATCATTACATGTGTAGTCATGCAAGTATTATAACACTAATTTAGCAGAACTGTCAATCTTTGTTTTTCTTGTTTGTTTTTCTTGTCCAGTGGGATCATTAGCAGAGAACTGGCCGGCGCCTTGTACAGTTGCACTAGTATTTTGTTTCATTTTTTCAAATGGATCTTGTGTACCTGCTTTAACTGCCTCCCACCATTCAGACTTTTGTCCTATCTTGTCTAAGAACCAAGCAATTTTATGTGCTGTTCTGACTCGAGCTTCCTGCATTTGCGGGTGACCAAAATCTCTGGGATCTTCTGGATTGCCTTCCATGTATTTACGTGCACGGAATGTTTCGTCATCGTTGTTTCCTGTCATGTCAGCTCGATCATGGAAAAACTCTAATTCAATTCTTTCAAAAATATCTAACATATATGCTATGTGGCTTAACCACGCATCGTTCTGAGCGTTCATACTAAGATGTTCTATAAGTATAAACCAGTCTCTAGGTAAGATAGGAAAGATTGCGTAGGGATGCCCGTTATGATTGTCAGTAGGAGCAAGCAATTTAAATTGTCCTCTGTATCTATCAATAATGAGATCCCAATCATCACTAACCATTAACCCGTCGTCGTTCCAAAAGAATAACCATTCTCCTGACGCAGTACTTGCTAAATGATTAACATACTGATGTAGATTTTCATAACCTAATGGCTTAAACAAGTTTGCTCTGCATTCTACTTGGTGTTTTACTAGCATAGGCGCAACTTCTTCTTTTAAATATTCCTGCACACCATCATCATCTTCGTCTATACCTAATAAAATTTCTAATCTTTCAGGTTTTGCTGCTTTGCTTATTAATGTATCTATACTACGTTTAAGCATTTCCCTACGTCCCCTGGTTGGTAATAGTATGCTAATAACCATTGGAGTTTCTTTTTCACTCATATTATCCACCTGTAAATAGTTTACGAATATTTCCACGGAAAACATAATGTCCTACGTGATTAAGAGCAGTGCGTGGGTCAAGCCAAACGTCACCACCCATTTGCTGCCACAACCTACAAAACGTGTAGTCCTCCGATAGATAACGTCTGCTATCGGGGTCGATCATGGTATCAAACAGTGCGTACATGAATGGTTCAAATTTGTTGTCCACATTGATATCGTTCACATACTTTAACTCTGGATGCGTATCAAACATTTTTTGGATTGTGTCTCTACGTATACACATAAATCCAGTTCCAGCATCTTTTAGTTGTACTAAATTATCTACAATTCTTACTGCGTTAGTTTTATTACCTTCTTCGTCCTGTTGGAACTCAAAATTAACAACGTAGTTAGAACTGTGACCTTCAATAGTTGCTGCTGTTTCTTGTTCGTTCTCTCTTGCAGCTCTAATAATACTATCCCAGTTAACTGCTTTTTTAGGATAAGCACCTACTGTTACAGGCTTGTCATATGCAACCATACGTAACATATCTTCTGCATTAAACTCAATATCAGCATCAACAAAAAACAAATGCGTATGATCTGGATTTTCCATAAAGAAACTAACTAATGTATTGCGACCACGTGTAACTAGACTTTCATTCGCTAATGTACTAACAGTGTAAGGAATTTCGTACTTATCACATAAAATAATAAGTCTCATCATGCTTCTAAAATAAGGTTCGCCGATTTGTCCTCCATAACAAGGCGTAGCTATAAAAATATGCTTACTTCTTAACATTCCTACTGGAATTTCTATTTTAGAATCAAGCAGCTTATGCATGACATTACTATCATGTGTGCTTGCTGTAGTGGACAATCCACTTAATGTTTCTTGCGGTTGAGATTGTGATTTATTAGGTAAGCTGTTTTCATTAGGCAATGATCCTTTACCAGCTACTTTTCTATTTAACTTAGCTGCTGCTCTGCGCTCTTTCCTGCTTGTCATATGATGTTACCTTGTGTGTAGTGTTCTTGGTGTTTACTATACTTATAATTTTATAATTAGAAACCAACATTGAACTGGCATTTTTAACAGAAGATTTTAGAGAACGATCTCCCCCCACAATGAAGATAGGAAATTTTCCAAAGGAAAATAAATTCTTGACAAAAAATTAAATTTTGCTGTACTAGTAGGAGTTTTAGTCAAAATAATAGGCACAAGATTTACATCGTAGTGCCTAAAAATTTTTATTATTATTAACTTGTTATTATTATCTATCGCTTGGTCTTTTACTAACAAACTCGTTAAGGCGTTCTGCTTCTGCAATGACTTCGTCAGTGGAAGGCATATCTTCAGGATTTTTAGCCCTTGCTTGAAGAATCTCTTTTGCTTCACGCACCAAGTCCAATCTTATTTCATATGGTGTTTTACTTGACATTTTATAAATCCTTTAAATAATACTATTGCCATTATTTATCAGACTTCAAGTAGTTTATTAACTGTTGCTTTATTCCTATGAGGCTTTTTTAGCTCCGCATATATCACAACTAAGCCAAACGTCATCTAAATAACGATGGCCGCTATTACAAAAATGTACCCATTGCGGTTTATCACAATCAGTGCTTTTCTTACTAAAAATATTATCCCAATTGTTCGCAAACTGTTTACGATCAGTAATCGGTCTTGGAGTGCTACCTTTTCCTGCCATTATTCATATCCTCTTTCTGATTCCCATTCACTAATTACATTGCTGTACCCAACCTGTAATGAACTGTATTCATTAAGGTCTCCGCAGAATTTTTCCACTTCTTCAATTTGTGTTGGGGTGAGTTCAGAGATTTCTGCTACATCAAAAAATTCGCAAATATGATTATTAACATACTCAGTTGCTTGCCGCTCTAAGTCTTCTTCAGCTTTATGAATTCTAGGCCATCCGTAACTCATTTCTATACTCCATAGTATTGTTCGTATAAGGGTTTTTGCATTTTTGCTGCTTCAATTTCACTAGGTTGTTCTAAGTAGGGCATTGACCACTCGCCTGCATTAAACTCTTTCCTAATAAACTGTTTAACATGCACCAATTCATGTGCCAGTGTTTCCATCTGGTGATACCACTGATATTCTACATATCCTTCTTCAGGCCAAGTGGCGCCGCGGGCTACTTCAACAACATATACGTCAGGTTCTTCTTCCCATGCAAATCCGCTTTGTCCTTCCGGGTGCTGCTTAACAAATTTTACAATGACTTCTACATCCCTCTTGAACGGTCGTTTAAAAAAGTGATTCAGAACTGCACAAGCATATTTTTCCACAGTTCTAGGTTTGATACGATTATTCTTAAATTCTACCAACATCATAGCATCCATATCTCCGGCATTGAAATACTATTATACAGTGTATTTTAGTGGTTGTCAAGTTGTAAGTTGTTGATTTTAAAAGGCAAAAACGTTAGATGATCCTGTATTAACAGTATGACCGCATTTTGCAGTACTGATACCTGTTACACTTACAGGTTTATCTGTTGCAAATACAGTTGGAGCACCAGTAACAATAGTTGGACTTACATGAGGAGGATCACCATGAGTAGATACAATGTCATTGATAATACTACATGATTTATCATTTACAGTTACAGTTGGTGAGCCTGGACCTAAAATTATCCCGCTTGCAACTCTATCTACTTGTGTTCTTGCTACTTGTGCCATATAAGTTATTTATTAAAAATTGGAGCGGGTAGCCGGGCTCGAACCGGCCACCTCAACCTTGGCAAGGTTGCGCTCTACCAAATGAGCTATACCCGCTTATTCTGCATTAGATTCCGCCCTAATAATGTTTTCGTATTCTTCTGCAACATCGTCATTTGCTGCCATTACAGTTAATATACCACTAGTGCTTAAATAAACAGTTGATTGGTTGCTAGTAACCGTCATGACAATCATATTTGCTTCGCCAGTATTAGCATTAAACGTAATGTATCTTGGATTCTCTACTATGAGGAAATCTTTATCTGGCGATGTATTCCATAACTTACATAAAATTTCTCTACCAGAGTTTAAGATTACTACCACAACAGAGTTTTCTAATTCTTGAATGTTCAGCATTTATAAACTTCCTAATTGTGTTGTGTCTATTTTTTCTTCTAGTTTCTTTTTAAGTCCTTCGTACCCGCCGTGAACATATAGTTGATTGTTTTCATAAATTTGTGGCATAGTTCTATGACCACCGCTTACTAGAAAGTCTCTAGCATCTTCGTTTGAATCCACGTTGATTTCTTCAAACTCAATATTTTTATTTTTAAGCAAACTTTTAGCCATCATGCAATAGCCGCAGTTATTTTTTGTGTATACTGTTAACATTATAAGCTCATTCCTTTAAATGTGTCGTCTGTTACGTCTTGTTTTGTTCCTCCAATAACATAGGAACTAATTTCTGTCTCCTGTGGTGCTACTTGAACTTCACCGCCACGAATCCATTTCTCAGTCCATGGTAGAGGATTACTTGCGGTTGTGCTGTAAGGTGCTGTTAACCCAACTGCTCGCATACGTCTTGCTGCGATCCACTCAATGTATTGCTTGAGTAATTCTGCATTAAGACCAATCATTGACCCATCTTTAAACAAGTATTCAGCCCAGGCTTTTTCCTGTTCAATTGCATCTATAAACATATCTATACTTTCTTGTTCACATTCCTCAGCAATTTTGGCAAAGTCTTCGTCGTCTGAGGGCAGCAGTTTTAGCATTTGTTGGGTGCTAGCCATATGTACGTTTTCATCTCTAGCAATAAACTTGATAATCTTTGCATTGCCTTCCATCTTTTTAAGTTCTGCAAATGCCCAACTACATGCAAAACTAACATAGAAGCGAACACCTTCCAGTATGTTTACAGCCATAATTGCTAAGTATAAAGCCTTTTTGTGTTTATATGAACCGTAAGAACTGTGCAAATTATTCATTGCAATTAGTTTATCATAGTAGGAAGTAATACTTTTGCTGCACTCAACTATCTCTTTAACGTCTAAGAGTTTATCAAATACAACACTGGGATCTGAGTAAACATTACGAATAATATGCGTATAGCTTCTGCTGTGAATTGTTTCTGAGAATGCCCATGTTTCTATCCAGGTTTCCAGTTCAGGAATACTTACTATAGGCAGAAAAGCTAGATTAGGGCTGCGGCCTTGTACACTATCTAGCAATATTTGTCTCTTTAAATTACTAGTAAAAATGTGTTTTTCATGATCAGTAAGATCACGAAAGTCTTTACTATCTCTACCAATATCTACTTCTTCAGGACGCCAGAAAAACCCCAGTTGCTTATCTGTAATTTTATCAAACTGTCTATATTTGAGTGTGTCGTAACGTTGTACATTTACACTACCATCAAAAAACATTTTAGTTTCTGTGTAATGTTTTTTCTTATCTGTGTTAAACACTGACATATATTTTCCTTAAATTTTGCACGATTCACAGTCTTCGTCATCTAACTCACCTGGTGCTAGAGGTTCGTCTTTGAACTCCATTTCACCTTGACCATCATAGGTGTTGTTATAGTATAATTGTTTGCCGCCGTACTTATAAAACATAATCAGGTGTTGCAATAAAACGCTCATTGGTACCTTTTCGTCTTCAAAGAACTCTGGGTTGTAACTGGTATTAACACTAATACCCTGATCAATAAACTTTTGTAATACTGCACAAATTTTTAAGTAACCTTCGGGTGACTTCTGATCCCACAATAAGTCATACTTGTTTTTCAGTCTGTGATATTGTGGCACCACTTGTCTTAGTACACCATCTTTGCTTTGTTTAATACTTACAAAACTTCTAGGCGGTTCAATACCGTTTGTGCTGTTTGAAATCTGGGCACTTGTTTCTGCTGGCATCAATGCCATTAATGTGCTGTTACGGATACCTGTTTCTTTTAGTTGCTTACGCAACCCTTTCCAGTCCATGAGATACTTTGGCTTAACCAATTCGTCTACATCTGACTTATAAGTATCAATGGGTACGATGCCTTGTCCATACTTGGTTTCTGGTGTTCCAGGACATGCACCTTTTTCCACTGCAAGATCTGCACTGGCTTTGATTAAGTAATAACTCCATGCTTCTGCCCACTCATGCACCAACTCTAAGTTAGGATTTTGATACGTAGTATCATTCTTTGCTAACCAGAATGCAAAGTTAATAATGCCAATACCCAGCGGACGGCGTTTTTGTGTAGCAAGTTCTGCGGCTAACACAGGATACTTTTGGTAGTCTAATAGTGCGTCTAACCCACGTACTGCTAAGTTACATACTCGTTCAAATCCTGCTGGCGTTCTAATTGTACCCCAATTAATAGCACTTAACGTACACAGTGCAATTTCTCCTTCAGGATCATTTGTATCGTTCAGTGGCTTTGTGGGCAAGTCAATTTCTGTACACAAATTACTCATTCTAATAGGAGCAACCGTCTCATCGAAACTGCTGTGGGTGTTTGCATGGTCTACGTTCATCAAGTAAATGCGCCCAGTATCTTTACGCTCTTGTACAAATGCACTAAACAAGTCAACTGCTTTTACTGTCTTCTTACGAATCTTAGTATTACGCTCTGCTGCTTCATATAGTTCCTTAAAACGGATTTGGTCTGCGTAAAACGCTTCATACAATCCAGGAACATCATGGGGTGAGAACAGTGTGATATCACCTCCAGTGAGTAGGCGCTCATACATCAGCTTGTTGAACTGCACACCATAATCCATGTGCCTTACACGATTGTCTTCTGTGCCCTTGTTGTTTTTGAGGACGAGCATGTCTTCGACTTCGAGGTGCCATATAGGGTAGTATAGTGTCGCAGCTCCGCCTCGAACACCGCCTTGGCTGCAAGATTTAACAGCACTTTGAAAAAGTTTATAAAAGGGTATAACGCCAGTATGAGTAGCATCGCCGCTACGAATAGCACTACCAAGAGCACGGATGCTACCAGCGCCAATACCGATTCCAGCTTTTTGACTAACATATTTAACAATTGCGCTTGCTGTTGCATTTATACTATCCAGTGAATCATCCGTTTCAATTAGTACACAGGATGAGAATTGTCTTTGTGGTGTACGCACACCTGCCATCACAGGAGTAGGCAGGCTGATATCAAAGTTGCTAATTGCATCATAGTAATCTTTTACATACTGCATTCTAGTATCAGCAGGATAATCACTAAACAGTGTAGCAGCAATCATGATGTATGCAACCTGTGGTGTTTCGTAAATAATATTGGCTGCTCTATTCTGTACTAGATACTTACCACGAAACTGTTCCATAGCAGCATATGTGAGATTATTGTCGCGATCGTGATCAATATAATCGTTTAGTTCATCTATGTCTGCTTTAGTATATTTTTCTGTAAATGCAGTATCATAAAATCCTAAGTCAACATTCTTTTGGATTATATCGCACAGACAAGGAGGCTCAAATACACCATATACCTGCTTCCTCAAATGGTAGTTTACTAAACGACCAGCAACGTATTGATAGTTAGGAGTTTCTTCTGTGATTAAGTCAGCAGCACTTTTAATCAGTGTTTCCTGAATATCAGTACTTTTAATTCCATTATAGAATTGTAAATGGCTTTTTATTTCTACTTCTGATGGGCTTACGCCGGTAATATTTTCGCAAGCATGAAAAACTACTTTGTGTAATTTCTCTAATTGCAGCGGCTCTTTATCGCCGTTCCTCTTTGTAATAAGAATGGGTTTTGACATGTGTACCTACTGTGTTTAAGTTTTTTATTATAGCTTGTATTACTTATCTTGTCAAGCAAAGAGTTTATCTACAGTTATAATGTATGAATCACATATAGTACCGTAGTTTTGTACTTCTTCTTCTGTTGATACCTGTCCAGGAATAAAGTTACAATATTGCTTGTCTACTTTTAATACTAATCCTTCTATTGAATCTAACTGACTACTTATCACATCAAACTGTACCTTAACGTTGTTTATGATTTTTAGGTCTACTAGAGTAGCAGCTAAAATAATACTGTTCCCACTTTGACAAAACATACCGTCATTCACAATATTAAAAACATTTGGCCAGTTATTAGGTGAGTAGTAGTCAATGTATCTAATTTTATTAGGGGGGAAATTAAATGCGGATACTACTTGTTCTAGAGAAGATTCACTAGTAAACTTTTTTCTTAAACTTCTCCATGCTTCTAATCTGTGTTGTGGTTTAACTTGTTTGGTCAGCATTATTCTTCGTAACTTGACCAACGCTTTATATTAAACTTCATTAACAAATCAGCATCAAAGCTGTGTGCTAGGGTGTCCCCAGGCAATTGATTTAAGATATCTCTATATTGTTGTTCGAGCTTGAATACAACATCTGACCCAACTATCTCAACATAAAATCTTGGCTCCACAATAGGCGCTCCATCAACTTTAACCCAAACACTTGAGAACCTGTCGTTAATTGCACTATCATTAATTGCAGCGTTTGAAACAACTAACATTGAACCTACTCTGCTGTATGTATCAATTGCAGTGGAACCAAAACTGTTTATTGTATATTCAATAGAATGAGAATTGTAAACAGCTATTGGTAATCTAAATACTTCTTTATCATATGTCAATGTTCTCAGTAGAACCGCTTGAGTTTGAGCTGGGAAACTTAGTATTTGCGAACCTATACCGGCTTGCTCTCTAGTAGTAATTTCTATATTTCTACGTGTATTAAGTAAGCCCCTTACTCCATTTCTGAAATCGTTCGATTTATCAAACAGACTGCGACTGTACATTTTATTTGCTAAAAACGCAAAGTTTGATGCTTCTTGCTGGTCACAGAATAACAAATCACTGTAAGTATCATCAATTACTAAATTATAATTTCCAAAAGTACTGGAAATAACTTTATTATAAAACGGACTGTTTTCATTTAGCTCAGTGTAAGGAAACTCCTTGTAAGAATCGCCGCAAAGTAACACAGAACTAAAAAGATTAACATCTCTATCCAACATCAATTCGTTAAACCATTTTTCAAATTTAGCTTTTACTGTATTAGTATTTCTATCGTATGTGCCAGCAGTAAAACCCAGTACGCTTAGTGTATCGCGGTCTCTGTCCTCATACAAGCTAAATTCTAAGCCGCCTACGCCTACACTACTATATCCTGGATCTTGTGTTAAGTAAAGCCTGTTTAAATCGCCATTTGTTTGTGGTGCATAATCCAGTTGAGGAAAGATTTGCTCTGGATCTTGAAATTGTTTAGTTGATACAAGTTCTCTGTTTACTGTTGTTGTTACTTCAGCGAGAGTAGTATTTGCACGTAAATCAATTGCTAATACAGGTACAATATCAATGTTAGTATACGAATCGGCTAAGTCAGCATAATACTCACCATCAGTTGCAAGTCCATCTGAGGCACCTATTGTTTGATTGGTTAGGAAAAACGTATTAGAAGTAATCCTTGTATTATCAACAGTGTTCAATCCTGTAGAGTATGGTGCTGACACAGAGGTTACATTAACGTTACTTACTTCAGAAGTAAGTTCGTTTTTGTTTGAGTAAACTTGTATTACGCTATCTATACCTGATACGGTACTACCATGTGATGTAAAAAATAAGCCTGAGTGATTCTGGCTAAACGTTGGAACAACATTTCCTGAATAAACACCAGAAGAGGTTACACGCACATCTATTTGACCTGGTCTAACTGCTAAAACCGAAAACACTGTGTCGTGAAGTTGATTTGTAGCTAGTGTATCAACGATTCTCAGCCAATCGTCTTTCTCAATACCCTCTGAATCTGTTTTAATTGTTGCTACTGTGTCCGTTCCGCTTCCTGTATACCCGTTGCTTAAGTACCTAGCACTACTTGCTAGTTCCACGTTACATTCTCTTAGCATAGAGAAGTTTTTAGAAGGCAACTCAACGGTCATCTTACCTAAAATTGCATCTACAGACACTACATTAAAATAGTTGTCATGTAAATATCTAAATTCATTTCCGGAACTAACAAACTTTACTCTATTAAATCTATACGCACCCGATGTATCTAGTATAGGAGAAAACCTGTTTGCTACAATAGGTTCTACTTCAATATCATATCGTTGGCTATTACTTGAGTTTATAGCACAATTAGACGTATCAAATTGTTCATCGTTACGAGCAATTAATAAATTTCCTAATGTTAATCCAGTAGTGGATGAAAGATTTGATCCATCAGCAATACTTGCAATATGTATATCTTGAAATGCAATAAATCCTACACCAGTACTTGTGCTAACTCGAATATTTTCTAACGGAATTTTTCTGTATTCCGGTATATCATATTCTGTGTAGAAACTTGTTTTATTAATATAAGGTGAGATATTACCGGTAACTTGGTTACCTTCTATTGCTTGTATAACTTGTGTGTTGCTATAATAGGCAACTGTTATTTCATCGCTAGATTTAGGACTAGTACGCAAGACTAATTGCTGTACAGCGGTACTGCTTTTATCAGGTGTACTAAATGTATATTCGTACTGCGGGCCTGGAACACCTTGATTGGTGTTATCTTCGTCTCCTGAGAGTTGTATTCCGTTTCTCTTAACAATAACATCAGACGTTTTGAACAGTTGGTTTGTAAAGTTATTGTAAATAGAACTTTTTGTAATGGTTACATTTGATGCTAATGTGAGATCAACATTCTTATCAACTACTAGCTCATATCTATTAGTAACAGCATTAAAGTTAACAGAAACAATATTAGCAGAATCAGATAAAGGATCAGTAATATTTAAAACATCACCTACTCTGATATTACCTGTAGGATCTAACTCATTTAGTCCATTAAGTTCTATAGTGGTTACACCAGTAGCCGTAACTGCTGCATTAGCTAAAACTGTTGATGTTACAGAATCTGAAAAAACATTAAAATCTGAGCTAGTATGTTTACATTCAGGATTTAGTGAGGAACTAATTATGCTTCTAGAAAAAGTAGGCTGCCATTGTTTTACTGTAGTAATTCCATTAAATTGTCCTTGGCTATACTTAATAAATGGCACAGTAAATGCAATAATTTGATTATTTGCAATACTGATAGTATGCTCTCTGGCATTAACTGTGGTTTCAAAAACACAAGAATTTTGGTAGGGAGTTAAAAACGGATATCTATCATCTGTACCAATAAAAAGCTGTTGACTATCAACCGCGAACCCAATTTCTCCAGGTCTTAATGGTTGTGGAATATCCTGTTTAAGTCCCCTACGTTGCTGCTGTCGCGCAATAATAATATTGTTTTCGTTATTAATTTCGGTCACTGTCAAGTCTCTCCTGAGTTCTTAACAGTATTTATCACTTTGACTGATATATTATAAAGACATAAGGCTCGAGAAAAAATAGTCGATCATATCACTTATATCGATCTGATGATTTCCTATCATAAATCCACATTCATGGATTACTTCAGCGTTTTTAAAAGTTGTTGGATCAACATTATATTGACTAAACATAGGCTGTCGAGCCATGTTTCCTGAAACAATAGGACGTATATCAACACCCGTACTAAACAGTCGTTCTGTAATTATGTTCCGTTGTTCTTTAGATGTTGCAACTAATCCAAACCCAAACCAAGATGATACTCCACGTTCGTGTTGTAATTTTAATGGCAGGCCACTTTCTTTTAGACATTTTTGAAAATATTGGGCATTAGCTTTTCTTGTTTCAATAAATTTATCTAGTTTTTTAACTTGCTCTATTCCTATTGCAGCAGAAATTTCTGTTGGTCTTAGATTAAAACCAGGAAGAACAAAGTGAAAGGTTTCATCTAGAGTATTATTCATAGGACGAGGGAAATACTTGTAAAATAGTTCTTGATTTTTTACATTACGCACCCAGCCATGAGATCGAATAGAACGTAATATTTCGCTTAGAAGTTCATCATTAGTACAACAAATACCGCCTTCCATTGTAGCCATATGATGACTAAAGAAGGTAGAATGAGCACTTATAAGACCAAAACTACCAGTTTTTTTATCGTTATAAGTAGCGCCCATGCCTTCACAATTATCTTCTAATAAAACTAATCCATGTTCGTCACAAATTGACTGTAGTTTATCAAACTGGCAACTAACACCTATTAGATTGACTGCAAGAACAATTTTAGATTTAGGAGTTATTGCTTGAACTAGTGCTTCTGGACAAATGTTAAAATCTAATAGATCAACGTCTACTAACTTAGGAATTAACCCTAATTGCATAATTGGAGCATACGAAGTTGACCAGCTCATTGCCGGAACTAATACTTCGTCTCCTGGACTAATATTGTTACGTGGATCATAGAGGCATGCTGCTAATGCTAAAAGATTTGCAGAACTTCCACTGTTACAGAATACCGCATATTTTACATTTGCCCATTCGGCATAGTTTTTTTCAAACTTTTCAGTATAAGGCCCCATGGTATACATGTTGCCTGATAACACTTCCATTGCTGCTTGGTATTCTTTTGCATCCCACGATATTGACGCTAAAGGGTATTTCATGTCAAACCACTTGCCTGACATATTTGTATTAATGCTCATACGTATATTTACCTATATAGTTCATGAATTAGTTTCATAAAACTGAGTTACTCGATTTCCCCATAAGTTTGCATAGTGATCAAACTCATCGTCTGCTATAACGTAATCTGCATAGCTGCCTTCTCTGTCTACCATTAGTATTGCAACTTGACGTATGTTACTGCCGAACATTTCATTGTGTGCTAGTGCATAAGCACAGCCTTGTAGGAAGTAATCCTCAACCCATTTGCGTGGCTTGATCTTTTTAGCAGTTTTAAAGTCCACTATGCTTTCCCTGCCGTTAAACATACCCACAGCATCTGATGTGCCTGCGTATAATCCTTGAGCAATTAAGCCTACTTCCACACCCCAAAGCTCATCTACTTGACTGAGTCCTTGCTCAATCATATCATTAACCATTCGTTTAGCCATAATGCTAACCAGGTTATTCCCAGTGATTTGCCAATCTTCTTTGAGTACAAATTTCTCTAATGCATTGTGCACTTTTGTACCTAGCCCTGCGCTTTCTTGGCTTACACGATTCGCTTCAGCTTCTCCGACACGTTTGCGCCAGGCTATGAGATGGGTTTTATCTGCGGTTTTATCCAACACAGTAGTAACACTGGGAACAGGAATACTGTTGCCATCTGTGTATTTTCGACTTCCGTCTTGTTGGATTCTTTTTAGTTTTGGGTAGTTATATTTGTTTACTAGCATGAACTAATTATAAACGGTTATGTTTACTTTGTCAACTATTTTATTACCTACCAAGCAATATTCCAGACAATAGTATTTTCTGTAACTGGATTTTCTGTTATTTGGACATTATAGCCTAGATCAGTAAAATATTTTTTTACATAATTAATTTGATCTAGTAACGTAGCATTAGTAGTAATGCTATAATATGCATTATAATAATCAGTACTAGTTGTCATTGTAGTGCTATTGTCAATCACTACGTTCAAATCACCTAGTTCGATTGCAACAAGAACAGTTGTTTCTAGACTGCGTACTTCGCCGTGTATAACACTGGCGTTACGAGAATCTTTTCTTGCTTGATTAGCATTAACAAATACACTGGCCATTATTGTGGTAACTCCGCATTAATATCTGACAAGGCTTGATCTCCTGCCATGTCTGCCACATCTACTGTGGGCTCTGCTTCTGTGCTTGTGTCTGCGCCTAATTCTGATTTAGGAACTATGTTTACGCTGTCTACGCTGCTTGCAAAACCTGATTGATCAACTGCTGCTATTACTTCGTCTGTTGAAACTACATATCCTTGCTTTGCGAGCATTCTTTTAAATTTAGTTGTGGGGATTTGTTTTGCACCGCCGCTCATAAATGCAACTAGTAGACCTTTAACAGCATCTACTAAGTCATCTATATAGGACTCTGTTAACAGAATATCCCTGATTAACATTATATTTCAGCTCTGCCTAATGGTTCTTCTTCTGGGCCAGCTGCTGCTGGTACGTCATCTATTGGCTCTTCAGCAGGCATCTCAGCATCCATACCCATATCGCCGCCAAGTGCCGGATCTTCCATTCCAGTATCGCCTAAACCACCAACTTGCTCTTCGCCGCTTAAACCAGCTACTTGAGAATCCATTGCTGCCTTAGCGCCTTTTGCTGCTTCCATATAACCATTTAATGTACCAGTAGTAGCGTCAGCCCACTGTTGTGCTTGTGATGCGCCCATTTCTGCTCTCATTTGATCTGCAATAGCAGGAACGTCTTCGTTCATCATTCTGCCTAATCGCTCAATTTGATCTTGGATATCATCTGCTAGTGCACGAACAGCCATAACAACTTCGGCTTGCTCAACATCAACTTCTTCATTAAGGATATCGTTAATTAAATCATCAAACATGCTTTCTTTTGCTTGTTTCTTTTCGTCTTCGGTATCGCCAGTTACAGCATATTTCTTACCGTCTACTTCAAATTCTTTTTTGCCGTGTGCAATAGCATCTTTACGTGCGCCTGTAAACTTGTTCTGTTCTGCAACTTTACGGCCAAACATCTGGATACCACCTGGTAATGCATCTTCATCTAGACCATTAAGAAAACCTACAACACTGTCACGGCTCTTACCGCTGACTTGTGAAAACAACCCTAACTTTTCTTCAATTGCCCGTAAACAACCTTGTTCAGTTGTAGCAACACCGACTTCATTAGCAAGCGCAGCAAATAATGAACTGTTAAGATCAGTATCTGTTTCTTCTGCCATTAATGCGCCTTCAATTTCTTCTTTGCTTTCTGAACAGCTATTCATGTATTCTTCGCATGCCATTTCAACAACAGGCAGTATAACAGCATCTTCGTAGCAAAAACGATCATCTTTACGATACTCGTTCATGCATTGTGAAACAGCTTCTTCGTTAGTACAACCCGAATCCATTAAAGTACGTACACGATCTTTAACTTCATTGCACATTGATTCGTATGCTGGTGATTCTGCATACATACCTTCTGATAACATGGTATCAGTAAGATCACGCAAACCTAAAAACTTTGCATAGTCAGGTTCTAAATGGAATTTTGTATAACTTCCACGTATCTTAATTAATGCTTGATTTGCTGCTTCGTGCAGTTTTTCTAACTTTACCTTTGATGGAAAAACTTGTAAACTAATATCAAATTGTTTTGATAATAAAGTGCTAAGTTTGTTTATCTTTGTTGTAGGCTGGTTATTAAATTCTTTTAAAAACATAGTTTCTTCCTAATGCTAAATTTCATATACACTTATTTATCATAATTAGCTGTTTAGCACATACTTAGAATTTTAATTACTAGCGCTTTCATTCGAGCATTTGCGAGGTCTAGTCTACTAGTAGCAGTAAACATGCTAATTTCATTTGTGGTATTAATGATAGTATGCTTATAAAAATATGTATCTGTGAGTAATTTGTGATAGTCTTTTAAATGTAAATATATATCTTTTCTAAATGACTTAGGTAATTTCTTAGAATTAAGACGTGTGCAAAGTTTATTAGCAATTGCTCGTGTTGGTAGATCATTAAACACAATATTTTTTGTTTTAAAATCAATAACAGTGTAAAAGATATCTTCCTTGCCTACAACATAAATATCCTTGCTGCTTACCTTTTCAGCAAGGATATCTAGTTTTTTTGCAAGCTCTTTTTTATTAAAGTTTTTCTTTTTGTGGATGGATTTTGTAGCCAATGCTTTCGCCTCTTTTTACTTTGCGAAGTACATTACGTTTATACATTTCTTGTGCAACGTGTGATTCTTGCTCAGTTAAACTACTTATCTCTAAGAAAGAGTTCATGTCAGCTTTATTGAATAATGCAGATTCAGCTCTATTTAAAATACTCAGTACACCGTTTTTACACTTAACTGCTTTCATTAACCCATACCTGCGTGTATAGCAGCCATATGCTTGTTATATTTTTTAGTGCCTTTTTTGTGAGGGCTTTTGCCTTCTTCAGCTTTCTTTTTCTTTTTAGGAAACACACTGGGATTAGGACGCTTGACAATTTTGCCCAAGGGTTGAGCAACTGTGGCAATAGCACCAGCTGACGTTGTTTCACTGAGGATTTCAGATATTTTCATACTAGTATTTATCTATTTTATACAGTAAATTCTATTCCTGGCGGTGCTAAAGCACTTGCTGCATCAGCGTGTCTCGGTAAAAGATCTTTTATCTCTGGTATAATAAGACTCCTAAGTTCTTCTAACTTTGGGGATATTAATCTCTGAGTTGGAGAGAATATAGTTGTACCTGCAGATGTTGCTATATTGTCTGTTTTATTAAACAGCTCTTCAGGGTTATTTAAAATTTGCTCATATGAAATCATAGTTATATTATAATGATAACTATTGGTTAAAAGTGTGTATAAAGGTATCGCGAGCGATAACATAGAATATTCTACTACTTTATCTTTTGTCGCTGGAAGTTTCCACACCATTATAAGTTTTTTTTCTAACGCGGTTTGCTCATCAAGCATTTTTTGGTTTAAATAATGAAATCCCATATTAGGTTGATTACTAACTCTAACAGTTAATAGTGAAATTATAAAACTTACTAACCAATCAGTTAAGTTTTTTCGGTAAAGTCCTATGTGAATAAAATCTTCAAGGGTAAACTCTTGCGATATATCATATGCAAAATTTTGTCTTCCAGGATTTTTTATAATCCATTGTTTGCCTTGATGGTTGATTTCTTTCAAAATACGTTTATTAGGATTAGAATATTCATCCAGTAGTTTTCCCATATTATCGTAATGGTGACTATGCAAGTTTACATACATTTCGAAAACTGACTTGTCAGGCAGTGACGGCGCTACAATACTAAAATTCTCATTATTTAATATTATTAAATCTAATAATCTATGAGTTCCACAACGTCCACCCGCATGCATAATTACATTGTTTTTGATATTATTAAAATCTAAGTCCATACCACTATATATACACAATAAACAGACTTTATGTAAGAAATCGAACTAATTTTATTCTTTAGCCCAGTCATCTAAATGCTTAATATAGTCATGAATTAAGTGATCCATGAAGCTGTCAAAACGTCCTGACTTAAGGCCCATTACTATGCCACGCAACTTGTCTTTGGTTCTCTGCCAAGTAGTAAGATCTCTTACTTTGCCATAGGCATTAATATACATGCTCGTGCCGTGATGCTTATAACCCATAAAGACAGGAGGCACTGTGGTTACGATGTCGTTATTGTTTCTCCAACGATAATGTGTTACAGGCAAACTCTTGCAATACTTGCGCCAACCTACTCTGGGAGATCCAAAGGTGTGTAACTCTTCTACATCGTGTAAGCCTTCTTTTAATGTACACCGGGCAGCGACAACTGTAGCCATTGCAGCACCTAAACTGTGCCCAGTAACCCATAACTTTTTCTTACTGCTGGCTTTCTTAATGTCTTCGCTAATCATTGGCCAAAGATCATCAACTTCTTTTTTAAAGCCTTTGTGTACACGGCCCACTGTTTCTGCTAATACAGGAAACGCTCTGAGATCTGCTTTAACATCGTTCCATTGTGTTGGTTCTGTTCCCCTGCAAGCAATAACAATATCTGTTTTGCTTTCCATTTTGTATGCCTGAGCACCGCCATGATCGTAAAATTTAGGATTTTGATTGAACCCTAAACTTTCACCTGGGATATATTCTACTTTTTTTAACTTGTTCATGTATGCAAGACTGCTTAGTTTTGCAAATAGTGCTGCTCTTTGTGCTAATGTCATGTCACTGATAGACATTGTGTTCTCCCTATTTTTCTAATTCTTTAATACGTGCTTCTAGCTCGTCTATTTTGTTTGTGATTTTAGGATATTTTTGACGCCAAGCATCAGGTGGTTCTTGTAACCATGTCCAACCCCAACGTATTGCCAAATAATCTAAAAATGAATCAAATTTTCTGTTAGCCCAAAGGCCCATGCGTGTGTCTTTAAACCACGCAAGAAAAGCTGCCCCCAACAAGGCACCAGCAATAGCAGTGTATATCCACAGTGTATCGCCAAACATTCTCTCTACTATTTCCCACATTTATCACTCCTTTATTTCTTATTACTACCGCGGCGCATATTAGCAAGCCAATGTGCTCGCTTGCGCTTGGCTGGATCTTTTGTTGTACTACGTATTTTGTCTAGTTTTGACAATGTAGCGTTTGCAGGGATACCTTTTTGTGCTTTGTTACCTTCTGCTAATTCACTAACAATTTTTGCCCTAGGTGCAATGAATTCCCACACACTGTTGCCGTCTGGATGAGGTTTTCCTGACCAGTACTGATCAGCAGCAAATTTTATTTCTGAATCATTTAGTCTAGCACCATTATCCAACAAACTGCTTATAGCGGTACCCCAATTCATGTCATGCCGTTGTGGCTCTCCCATAGGTACTACAGCGTAAATATAATCTGTAGCGCCGCCGGCGTTGTCAACATCATCTGGATTGGCCACCATAAATACACCTTCTTTATGTGCTAACTGTTCTGGTGGTCGGTGCTTTTCCAGTGCACCATAAAAACCAGTGCCACCCCATGCTGCTTCGTAATCTTTTCCTTTAGGAGTTAGAACGGTGCCTGGTTCTAGTTTATCATAACTACCGTGGTAAAAATTTTTGTTTACTACTTCAAAAATCTTCATGCAAATTACAATCCAGCAGTTACGCTATGAGCTGCTGTTTGTTGTGTGTCTGTTAAGTTAATGTCTTTTGCGGTAACAACTAAGCCTTTTTCGTATTTGTCAATTAGGTCTTTTGCACTTGTTACATTAGTTAACTTTTGATTTGTCTTGTTTATGTAGAGTATTTGGTCATGTCCCTTGTTTAATTGGTAACTAGCAAACTGTAGTGCTAAAATTAGTTTTTTAAGTTTTTCGCCATCTAAACCACTAGCAGTGCCTACTTGTTCTATTTGTTTCCTGTACCAGTTCTTAGTATCAAATTCGTTGCCTAAAGAAGAAAATACATCATTTAGGTGCCCGCCTTTGTTTTTAGCTTCATCTGAAAAAGTTGCCTGGCTTAGCAATCGTGCTACTGTTCTATATTGATCTCGGTTTAACCCCATGTGTGCAAAGAAAGGATTATATACTTCTGCAATAGAACCGTTACTTATGCTTGGCATGTTCATTCTTTTAGGTATTAAGTTATAACGAGTATATTTAGAACTAATAGTGTTTGGCTTTTCTTGTTTTTCCATCCATTTTTTAAATTCAATGTCAAAACTTTTGCCTAATTTCTCTTTAAAGAAACTGGTTAGGCCTTTGCGCAAATTGTTTCCTGCTAGATTGCCTTTAACTATATAGTCACTGTTAAATTTGCCTCCGGCAGCAGTGCCGCCTTTACCATAACTTCCTGATTTTATTTCTACTTCTCTACCGCCCACGTTCAAATCTCCTCGAACACCTTTTGTGGCAGGAGCAGCTAATAACAATAATGCAAGTTCTCCAGGACCAACATTACCACTGGTAGTGTTTGCTACGGTTTGATACATAATACCGTCATCCACTAACTTGTTATAAAATTGTATAAACTTATTACTTTTATTATTTTCTGCTGCTTTTGCTACAATATCAGTAAAGGTCATTGTTTCTGGTAAATCAGGATCAGTACCAATTTTCATAATTTCTTCCATGGAAAGAATTTTCCCTTCGGCGGCCGCTTGTAGGAATGCTAATACTTCTTTCCTGTTAAAATCTGGATTTACATTAAATAATTCCGGATCGTCAAAATATTTTAATAGTGCTTGTTTTATTTGGTCAACGCTTGCTATTTCTGATTGTTGTTTTCTTTTTGCTGCTTGACTAGTTTGTCCTAGTTCTTCTATTCCTGAATCGGTCATCACAATATATTCAAAACCTCCAGAAATTTTATCGCTTAACTTATTAAGATAGTAATCAACTTTATTTTTATATTCTCTAACTGCGGTTAGGGTTTCCTGTCCGCCTGCTTTTTTTGCTTTACTAACGTCTCTTGCTTTAGCAGTAAACTTAGCAATTTCATTTCTCATCTTGCTTAACTTTTGTTCAAAGTTGGCCATCTCTGTGCTTAGTACATCACACTTGGGCGCAGTTTTAGGATTTTTACAAGCTCTTGCTACTTGTGTTTTTAACATAATGTAATTAGTGAGAGTGTCTTCAAAATCTGCAAGTAATTCTGCTGGTGCTTCTTGCAATAAACTTTCATCTAATCCTACTTTCTTTTTATTATCAGGATGTAGCAGTGATTGTGCAAATCCTTTAAACACCATACGTAAATCCACATCTCTACCACCATGTGCGATCTGATTACGGAACTCTTTAATCATGCTAGGATCAGGAACTATCTGATATGCATACATCTGTCCTTTGATATCGCTACCTAACAGTGGTTTGCTCATTATTTGTCTGTATTCATCCACTAGATTTGTTTCAGGTACAGCACCTTCTTTTACGTTTTTAGGTTCCAGTTTGCTAACACGTGGCTTGTACAATGGTTTGTCGCCTTTGTTAGTTTTTAACACAGGTTGTCCATGTTGATCTTTAGTAAAACCTTTTACTGTGGCTTTGCTGTTTTTAAACTTGCCTACTTTAACTTCGTCACCTACTTCTATGCTAGGAGGATTAAGTGTTTCAGTCTCACCAACTAATCGTCCATCATAAGGATGGGGACTTTCATGGCCAGTGTTTGGTTTTATTAGTTTAGGCTTACGCTCGGTTGCTTTAACTTGATCAGCTTCAGGAATGTGCTCTACACTTCTTTTTTTATACCACACTTTGTTTAATTCTGTTAAACTAATCTTACTAACAATTTTTAATTGCTCTTGTAAACTTAAACTGTTAAAGTCTTTGCTTTCTCTCACCACCATTACTCCGTTATTTGCTGCAATTTCTTTCCACACTGGATCAGTGCTGTTAGCAAGATTCCAACCATTTGGATCCGTACCAGTACCTGGATGGGAATATTTTATTCCGTATTTGGCATTAAAGGCATCAATAACCTTTTGATGTTCTGCTGCTTCCTCAGGAGTTACACTAGGATAAGATAATTCCGCTCCTGCTCGAGAAACTTCTCTGTGATCCTTAGGTTCGATTACTTTTAGATCGTTAATACCTATGACAGCTGATTTGATATCTCGTTGACCTGCATACGATCCTCTGCGGATATACACAACACTTGTTGCAGGTACTTTTAATACTTGATGTGGTTCAGGTGAAGCGACTTTTTTCATTAACAGTTTACTCAGCGTGTTTGCCATCTCACCGCTGAGTTTATTTGGATCAAAATTTGCACCAGAATATTGCAATTTGGTTTGTACGTTTATATTTTGCAGTTTTTGCATCAATGTATTACTATCTAAACCAAACGTCTTGAGTCCGTCACGCATACCACGCACAATACCAGTAGAGGTTTTAAAATTATCTAATTTATAATACACACTGTACAACATTTGTCGCATGAAGTTAGTAAAGGAGGTTTGCGCTTGCGGCATATCACCAGCTTCCAGGTGTTGATATGCTTTGTGCAATTCTTCAAGTGCATCTAGTTGGTCACCTGTTTTCTTTAATACTTCTCTGGCACCTTGTACAAAAGGAGTTTCAGGCAAATTAATTGTTGCGTCACGCTGAGTGGGTGTAAGAGGATCAGATGTTTTAGATACCAGTTTATATAATGCTTTTGCAAAATCTTTTTTGTACAGTTCTGGATCGTGTGATGCTTGTAGTGTAGCAGCATAACGAAGAACTGATTTAGTAACTTCTGGCATTTTGCTAAGATAATCACTGCCACCTGCGATACGAAATTCAACTAAATTATTACCATCGGCATTTGTAGCATCCTTATAGTTAATAGCATTAAACTTGTTTGTATCGATACTGCGACTTAGAATAGTTTTTACTTCGTCCCAACTTGCTTCATAGTCTTTGTTGCTTTCCGCATCTGTGTTCATTCGCCTCACAGTATGTTCTAATCTTTCTAATTGGCTTTTAGTATAAGAATTTCCCATTCTACCAAATTGGCTCAACACATACTTGTCATTGAGTAATATTGCTAATTTTAATGGATCCATTTTGCTTGCAGGTTCTCCTGACATGCTCATGGTAATATGTAACCCTGTTGATCTATTTGTGTCTACATTATTCTCTTTTAGAAATTCAAACAAGCTGTTCATCTCTTGAATCATTTCTCTGGGAGTGTCATAAACAGGGCTAATAATTTCTGCACCAGCGCCGTCACCTTCAATGCTGCTGTCTTCTTCTACACGCCAGTACTCATTATCTACTTGTTTTCCACTGTGATAGCCACCTGGACGTACATCGTTGCTCTGACTGTTGTTGCTGGCCCAGTCTTCCATTTGGCTAGCTACTTCGTCTAAGCCATATTCTTCTTCGCCAACTCCTGGTAAGAAGATGTCATGATCATATAAAGCATCACCCCAACCACTATAAGCCTCATTTGCCCAATAATCCATATCAAAATGATTCATGGCGTCATCCCAGGCTTCGTCCCAGTATTCGCCATTGTCACGCATTTGTTCTTCGTGCCATTCGATTATGTCATCTGTACTATAGACTGTCTCAGCATATTCTCTGCCCCAAGCACTTTCATCATAGGCAAACTCACCTGTGGCTTTTTCTTTGTAATCTTCTGGATCATTTCTTTTAAGATCCTCTTTATAATCTTCCACATCGTCTTGGTTTATTTCAGAATCAACAAACTCATTCATATAGTTTTCGTCTTCTAATCTATCCTTTGCTTCAGAAGCAATCATATCCCCTTGGATATCAAATACTTTTTCTTCCATTAACCATTCTTTGTAAGTTGTTACTAATCTGTCTACACCACGTTCACCTTCGTATTCTTCTACATATCCTTCAATATCTGACCAACCAGCATAGTTTAAATCTATGCCTGGAGTGGACTCAATATTGTTCCACACTGTTTCAGCCTCAAAGCCGCATTGTATAGGGGCGTCTAAAACATTCTGTATTAATTCTTTGTTGTTAAAATTGATTTCGTATAGCCCTTCGCCGTAGGTGTCACCGAATCTAGCAGCACGTATTAATTGCTTGAGCTTGTTTTGCTTGCGTACTATTTTCTTGGCAAATCTTTCTTTATTCTTATCAATAATATTATCTAAAGATCCTGATTCTTCTACCCCCACTTGTGGTAATGCAATATCATCTTCAGGGTCTAACGTGTAAAATTCTTTTGTCTTTTGATCTTGTACTACTACACCTGCTTTGTTTAATCCTTGTCCAATAGGTGACACAACTTTTACTACGTTGCCTTTTTCACTGGGGAATTCTGAATCCTTTTCCAGCTCTTTGGCTTTTGCTATAACTGGCTTTGCAGGCTCTTGTTTATCATCAGTTGGAACACCTGATGTAGTGGGACTTGGTGGTTTAACGTTCGAAGGTTTTTTGCCAGGAGCAGTTACACTTTTAGTTGCAGCAGTTGCTTTAGCTTGAGTGCCTGTTTGATTATAATCAGGATATTCAAATAATTTATCAAAGCTACTTATTTTCATTATCTACGTCTCGGATTTAAACTTTTTAGTCTTTTACTGATTGGGTTTACTCTTTTTGTTCTACGTGCTTTCCTAGCTAATCTTTTACCAAATTTTGCTTTTGTTTTCTTTAGCGTCATCCTCTTTTTCATATCTATTGGCGCAGCACATTGAGTTGCCGTACTTACAACACGACCTTTGCGCCTACCGCTTGTACATCGTACTCCACGTTTTATTTTATTACCACTTTTACGCCATACCATTCTGGCTTCTGTGATATCGTCTCCCAACTCATCTAATCTCATATTACCATTTCCTACATGACCAATATCTAGCCTTTGTTTTAGGTCCTGGGTTATCACAGTTATGTCTTGCTCTAAAGCTCTTACGTGCTTTTGGATTGCTCTTGCGTATTCGCATAGCTTTGCCTTTAACACTGCTACCACCGTGCCCAAAGTTTACTTTCTTGACATTGCCAGTTTTAGGATCTTTTACATACACTTTGAATTTTTTAACATCGCCCTGCATGGGCTTGTTAAGTTTGACTTTGCGTCCTTGATATTCTGCTTCTTCTAGGTTATCCTCAACCCAACCGAACTCTTCAAAGAATGCATTGTCATCATCAATAGATACTTCTTCGGGTACACAGTTATTGACTCTCTTACCTTTGTTTTTGCCGGTACCTGGTTTAGTGCCTTGTTTTTTATATCCGTCCCAACACTTCATGTCTGTTGGTTTCTTTTCACTAATTATTTGTTCTATTTTCATCCAATTATCCTAAAGAGTAATGATCCTACAGTTGCAATTAATGTAGTAACAGTAACTCCTACTATAGTTACTATCCAACCCTCTAATTTATTTAATCTTTGTTTTGTATCATCTTTAAATTCTCGTAACTCAGTAGTGATCCCTTCTATACGTAACATATCAGCAATAATATGTGCTTCCATATTATTGTTTTCAACATATCTTTGTGTACTTGTTTTAGTCTGTTTGTCTGCCATTACAATAAGTCCTGTTTATCAAATTCTGTATTTACAGTATTTTTTGTATCTATAACTCCAGCATTTAAAACAATGCCGTGTAATTCGTCAGTTAGTGTTTGTATAGTGTGCACTTCTGATCTTTCGAATGCAAACTTAAATATCCATCCTGGACCTGTAACAGTTTGCGCACCATAATTTTCTAAAACATTACCACCTACACCATTTAATTCTACAGGATTATTCATAATAATAGGCATAGCTCTTAACCCTATTACTTGGACAACGCTTTCAAAATCTTTTTGAGAGTTGTCTGAAAAATCTCCTGTGCGTGTTATGTCTAATGTAGTATAAAGTGTGTAAAATTCTATGTTGCCAGTAACTACTTCCTGGCTACCCATAGCGCCTGATCTTGGTAATGCCATTGTGTGTGTTCCCATTGTTTACAGTATTTATCTGATTACATACTTTTAAATCAAAAAAAAAGCACACCAAAGTGTGCTTTTAGTTGTGACGCCTTCCGTTGTCACGGTCCCTAAGGTAGTAAGGATTCTTTTAGTATACGAACGCTGTTACAAGAATGTTTGCAAAGTTAACGCCGTCGATTGTTGCTGCTACTGCTATAAGAACATCTTCCAAGTGAGCCGCTACTGTTTCTGCGTTTGTACCATCATATGTATCAGTACCGAACGTGCCTTCTAACGCTACATGCATTGCGTCTGCTGTTGCATTTAAATCAAAAGGTGTACCGATGATTACTGGGTTAAAACCAGCGCCTGCGATTAGTTCGAGTGCCTTTTCTACGGCGCCGCCCACTGCTAACTTTCCAGAAACGTCAATGCTATTAAAACTTAATGTTACGTGAGTTAATGAGCCTGTTAAACCTTGGCTAATTTGTACTCCACCATGTATTTTTGTTTGTGCCATCTTAATTCTCCTAAATTAATATATTATACGTATTTATCTTTTTCTAGTCAAAAAAAGCACCCCGAAGAGTGCTTTTTATGTAATTATGTAAATTCAATTTACGCTATTGCATAAATTTAAGCTACAGTAATACTTGAACCTAATGCTACTGTTGCGCCAGCAAAGTTGTTACCAGCTACAGTGCCTACAGCACGAATTTGTGCTTGCAATGCTGCAACATCACATTGTGAACCATCAACGATGCAATGGAATACACCGCCACCGCCTGCAACGTTGTCGCCACCTAGTGTTAGTGTAAAGTCATCGTTACCTGCTACAGTTGAACTAGCAGTTGTTAGTGTAGCACCTTCGCTTGAATTTGCGCCACCAACTGAAGAAATTGTAAACTCAGTAACCACACCAGCGTCAACTGTATCAACTGTTACAGTAGAGCCATCGCTTAGAGTGATAACTTCTGCTGCTGCATAACCTGTTCCACCAACAAAACTACCGTTTGAACCAGCGCCGTCATATGCTGCTTCAGTTTGACCGTTAATAACATCTGATGTCGCATCAGCTGATACACCCATGTACATCAATGGTTGAACAAATTGTAATGCTGTTTCTACAGCTTCGCCTGATGCATCGTCTTCGCCTGAGATGTCAAATCCCAAATCTACTTTGATTGCTTTAAGGTTTGATTTAGCTACTAATGTACCTGTTGCAAATTCTGCTACACCAGAGCCGTTTCCTTTTGATTGTGCCATTTTTAATTCTCCTAAAAATTTATGTTACTAGTATTTATCTAATGAAGTAATTTTAATCATAAAAAAGCACTCCGAAGAGTGCTTTAATATTTACTCTTAATTTGTATTATGAGTTATCGAAATCAACTACTAATGCTGCGGTGTGATCGCCAACGCCATTAAAGTTGCCGCCAACTGTGAGATCACCACTACCTTGTAATGCAAGGTGTACAACTGTTGTTCCTGCTCCTGCAACGCCTACTACTGAAAACGCTGAATCGCCAGTACCATTAGTACCTTTAGACTGCTCAACAAACGCAATTGCTGATGCAAGTTCTGCTGGTGTAATATTATCAGCACCATCTGTGATTGTGATGATTTTTGTTACTGGGCCTAAGCCTGATCCGTTTCCGGCTGCTCTTCTATCTACTTGTGCCATTTTAATTCTCCTAAAAAAGTATATTACTTTTATTTATCATTTTTTTAAAATTGTAGTAACCTATTAGCTAGTTCCCTACCTCGGTTAAAAGGTATTGTTACTGGATCAGTTAACTCTTTTCCTTTTTTACGTACTTTTTTGATCATTTGGTCAAAATCTGTAGTACCGCGTGTAGACTTCTTTACTGGTGCTTTGTTGCGTTGGGCTTTCTCAGGGTTGCTTGCTTTTTTTATCTTGGGCGGCTGAACTATAGGAGTAGTAGCAGGCTCTTCCTTATGTTTAGGAATTTTTTTGTTAGTTACACCCTGTGCTTCTAGCGCAGAAGAGATTGCATCTTTTTGTGGTTTGCCCTGGGAATAAAGAGCAAAAGCATCTTGTGCTGCCTTCTGCGTGTTAATTTTCATTAAATGTGCTGGTCTATCTCCAGTTTTTAGTGTAATATCCTGGATTATCTCTTGTTCCATGTCTTGCCATGTTCTTATTTGTTCTGCTACTACTATTTCATTAATTTTCATTTTTTATTTCCTGACCAATAATCTGCAATGTTGTTAATCCCCAATAACTTACTTGCCGTGTATCTTCTTACCGACGCACCAGCACTTGTGCCAGCTACACTACTTGCTGTAGAAGGGTGGTCTAACTGGTTTCTTTTAGGAGTGCCGCTAACGGATTTACGTATTATAGGAAATAATTCGGATGCTTTAACTGTGCCGCTGCCCATTCTAGCCATTTCCATTAGCATTGCTCTTTTAATTTTATCTTGTGCTTTCTTGGTTACATTAGGCCAATTAACAATATATCGACGCCATTGTTTGTACCTGCCGTTAGATATTTTTAGTTGCGACTCTAATCGAAACATGTAAGTGTTTAATCTACTATCTTGCAAACTGCCGTCAGCTATTTGTCGTAAAAACGTAATATGTTCTTTACTAGCAAATTTACAACTGCTCAGAAACTTTTTACTACTTATTGTATTTTTTAGCTCAATTCTATCGCTATCAGGATGCAATACAGCATAGCAAAGTGTATACAAGTCGGTTGCATGACTTCTAAATAATGCATAAGTGCCGTACTGAGTAGTATGTTTAGCGTATCCTTTAGCTAAATGATCTGTATCTTGCTGCATTTTTAGCATATAAACGCTCATTGTTTGCAAATAAACTAAATTAGCAATTTCTTCGCCCGTTAATGCACCAAACTTACGACTATGTCTGTATAGTTTAGATTCTGAAAGCTCTTGATCTATTAAGGTTAATTCCATTATGCTGCAGGGTCCGCTTCAAGTTCTGCTTTTAATTGATCAGCACGTTGTGGGTCTAACGCTGCCAATATGCTTTCCACACTGCCTAAGTCTTTAGCAGTTGCTTGTGGTCCTATTAATGCTTTTGCAATCTCATCTAAGTTTGAACTAATTAATTCTGCTTTTTTTCCTGCATCATCTCTGGCAAATAGCCCCTGAAATCCACTCCACATCATGCCGCTAGCATTAGCCAGCTTGCTCATTGCGATCTGCTTGTGTTTACCTTTGTAAGGAGAATCTTTTGGTATATCATGTAAATGAAACTTGGAAATATTCTCTGCATCTGGCACAAGCATAATGTCTACTTGTGCACTGCCTTGCTCTAGTGGTACACGTACATGCACATTAATGCCTATCATTTTGGTATCAAACCCTGCTGCATCAAACAAGCCTTGTATTTTTTGTTTAATTTCTTTGGGCTTATCTGTTTGAAAATATTCGCTCATAGTGCCTTGGTCTACAATTACATCTAAGTCACCAGACTTTTTGCCTGCTGTAGGTGTAGCGCCTGATCCAATTGGAATTAGTTTAGCACCGGTAGGTTGCATGTACTTATTAACTGTTGCTAGTATGCTGTCTATGTTTGAATGATCAAACTGCACAGCATCAGAAAATACATTGCCGCCTTCCATTATGGGTTTACGAATATTTTGATATACCTCGTATAATCTCATCAGCCTATTGCCTTAGCATCTGCTGCTGCATTCTTTTTAGAACCTAAGTATAACTTAAATGCTAAATCATTTTTAATTTTTCCTGTTTGCCATTTGCCCCCAGGAGATAATTCACTCCACATTCCGCCTTCCCAACGATATGCTTTAGTAGTGCCTCCACTTTGTGGAATAGTAAATGACGTTCCTCTGGGTAAATCTGCACTACTTTGTGGTCCTGCTGATTTTGCTTTAGGTGCTGCTTTAGGTTTAACTTGTGCAACCCCTTTAGCATCTGGTGCTGCTCCTCTGGCTGATTTTTGTCCAGGTTCATTGTCTAATCCGGCGGCTGCTCGTGCTTTGGTCATATCGTCGAGATCACCTTGCATACGTCCTTTTAATCCTGCTGCTTGTCCTGCTGGTGCAGCTTGTCCTGCTGGTGCTGCTTGTCCTGCTGGTGCTGCTTGTCCTGCTGGTGCTGCTTGTCCTGCTGGTGCTGCTTGTCCTGCTGGTGCAGCTTGTCCTGCTGGTGCTGCTCCTTTAGCGCCTGCTACAGCTCCTTTAGCCATACCACCGATTGCTTTACCTATTTTACTTATGGCGCCTTGCTTCTTAGGCTCTGCTGTTGCTGCTTGTCCTGCTGGTGCTGCTTGTCCTGCTGCTGGCGTTGCTGCTGCTGGCGTTGCTGCTGCTGGCGTTGCTGCTGCTGGCGTTGCTGCTGCTGGCGTTGCTGCTGGTGCTGGCAACTCAACTTTTGAGGCTGTGCTAACTGCTGATATGCCTTGGCTATCTAAACCTGCTTTTGCTAAAATACTAGAAACGCTAGGAGCATCTGTTGGAGCACCTGCATTTTTCCATAAACTGTTTAATTTTTTAGCAGTTACTTGCTGTCCAAGTTCACGGCCTGCAGACTTCGCGCCCTGTGCAACTTTGGCAGCACCTTTTGCTACTGCACCACCAACTGCGCTTGCAGCTTTAGCGGCGCCTTTCTTAATAGCATCTAACGGGCCTTCATTTAAAACTTGTTGTTCTGTTTCTGTAAGTAGCATGCCAGACATATATTTTAGTTTAGCAGTTTCATACAATGCATTATGTTTATCAACATCTATGCTTTCTGCCCACATATAATCATTATCTAATTTACCTGCCGCCTTAAGACTGTCGAGACTTTGTCTAATTTTAGTATATATATTGGCGTCAATTTTACCAACTGCTTCTAATTCTTTGTAATACTCCAATGGATTTACACTGTTTTGTTTCATTACATTAAGTATTTCACCACCCGTTGCTGTTGGCAAAATATCGTTATTAATTAAACCCTGTGCAAACTCTGGGCTTGGCATTAATCCCATTTCATCAGCATACAATACTGCCTGTTGATCTGAACTTAATGAAGTAAACGCATCAGACAGATCGTCAAACCTGCCATTTCCTTTCATAGGTATATCTTCAATGTTTATTGCAGATCCAGCGTCTGCTGCTGCACCGGCTGCTCCGCCTGCCGCATCTGCTGCTCCGCCTGCCGCATCTGCTGCTCCGCCTGCCGCATCTGCTGCTCCGCCTGCCGCATCTGCTGCTCCGCCTGCCGCATCTGCTGCGCCGACTGCCGGGC